TTATGAGATTTTCGATGCGCTCAAAGCAGTGATCGAAGCCAACCCAGAACAATGGGAAAAGGCACAAAAGCAGACAAACCTTAAAAACTGGTTTGTCGGTCAAATTATGAAGAAATATCAGGGAAAGATCGATGCTTCCCGAGTGAAAGTAATATTGGAAACGATGTGAAACACTTTGTTCTTGGGTTTTGGTGCGTCCTGCTTTTTGTTTTCTGCACCATCAACAAATATGAAATTACTAAGCTTAAAGATGATCAATGGAATGATCACATGCGCATTGCATGTCTAGAACTTAATCACGAATATCCACAATTCATTCCACAATTGATCTACAAACAAGATGCCGAATGGCCAAACCAATGCGTTGATAAGTATGACCATGAATGGTTTGCATGGGGAAAGAAAGAAAAATGAGAGACATTTTAGCACTTGCGGCGTTCTTGATTGTGTTGTCCTTTTTGTTCAATCCAATTGGAGCCTCACAGAAGATGGGTGAAATCATCCATGCTTTTAAACAAGGTATAGAAACTGGTTTGCAATGAACAAAGACCTTAAAGCCTTTCTAATCGGCTCGGCTGTCATATTTCTATCTGCCGGTTTCATATACATAATCGCTGTTTCTCAAATTGCACAATGGATATATTTGGGATTTGTTGGCGTTGCCGTTTTTATCTGTCTTGCCCTAGCTATCGGCAACCAAATTATGAGGCGAGATTAGTAGAGACGAAATGAGCGACGAAATAGACGAATTTTTCCTAGAAATTACAGGAACAGAAGACAACACCGATTTTGATCCTCCTTCATACAAAGATAGAGGCATGATTGTTTTTGAAATCATGGGCTTAGTCGAGGATTACCGTGGCAGGCTCGAATACAATATCGAAGTCTATGATTATGATGGTGCTGCCTTTTGGATGGCGGAAGGCGCTGGCATCGATTATTGGTTCAACGATCTAGGGATGTTGGATGAAGGTTTACAGCCCGGTTTCTATGTTATGGAAGGCGTCACCGGTCATTATTTCCGTGGTGATGGGTGGACACAAGACGATGACGAAGAATTCTATTTTGAAACGCTCCGTTATGCCAACGAGCAAGAGATTTTAGCATACGGATACGAACCAACAAAATGACTTCTAGTTACAGCTACACAGACGCATTGAGACAAGCACAACAAGAGGCTCGCAAAGAGCTAGAAAGAAATAGAGAAGTGACGAAAGAACTTATCGCTATTCCAACAGTTTCCATTCCTATTGAAGAGTATACTGAATTGCTTAAGCGTGACGCATGGCTATCCTCGCTAGAAGCCGCTGGCGTCGATAATTGGGAAGGCATTTCTTATGCCTATGAAATTCACCGGGAAGATCATCCGGATTCCGAAGAAAATTGAGAGATTTCAATTTACCCGATATCCAATCGGTTCAGGAAGATGGAAAGCGCTTTTACATCACACCAGATGGTAAGTTTCCAAGTGTCACGACCGTGCTGGCGCTCCGGGCCAAGGAAGGGCTCGAAAAGTGGCGTAAGCGTCTAGGCGAAGAGAAGGCGGAATTTACCCGCAATCGAGCGGCGGAACGTGGCAACATCATTCACAAGATGATGGAGGATTATATCTCTGGCCAACCGGTATCGCCACCGACTCCGTTTCACCGGTCGTTGTTCAATACGCTTCGCAAGCATCTTGACGACAACATGAAAGAGGCATGGTGCATTGAAACACCATTGTACTCCAAACGACTGAAAACAGCCGGGCGCACCGATCTAATGGGCGTGTTCGAAGAGCCTGAAATTGTGGATTTCAAGGGAACCACGAAAGAAAAGAAGGCCGAATACGTCGAAGGCTATCGAATGCAAGTAAATGTGTATGCCGAAATGTTTCGGGAACGCACCGGTATTTCCATAAATAAGTATCGTATTCTTGTGGTTGATGAATTCGGAACACTTCAAGTTTTTCAAGGACATACGAAGGATCGATTATTAGAATTTGCCAAGCTTAGACAGCAATTCAAAGAAGAGTTTGGTGTTTGATATGTTTAGCTCACTAAGAACATTTACAATGTTCCAAACAATAAGAAAGAGGCTATCAAATGGCAAAAATTCACGACCTAATCGGGCGCTATAACAACAAGCGCATCATAGAAATAACAAAATTCACTGGTACAGACGAAGATGTGATAACAACAATCAGAAAAGGGTTTGAGGGAACTATTCTTTGTTGTAATTCTATTCAGCATGATGTGTTTTTTGAATTGTATCACCTCGACGACAACGGTGTACAAATATTTGGACTAATGTATGATGAATATACGTCACCATTTGAAGAAGAAACGGTGAAAGTATTCTTCATCACACAACTCGCAACCATGTCTGGTTTATTCTTCATTGGAAAGGACGACAACAGAGAAGATGCAAACAAGATTCTTCAACGAAGCTAATTTCGACAAACTCGATAAATTAATCAAGTATTTGGGTTCGAACAATATCGAATATACGGCGCACTGGATTGGTTTGACAGAAAAGCAAATCGAACTTCGCCGTAAGAAATTCACCGATCAAGGTAAATCATTCGACGCCGCAAAACTTCCTCTGATGGAGATTTGTTGGTTTGGGTGATCATATCGAAGGTTCGAACAAATCTGTAGTGACTGGATTGTTCGACAAATCAATTTCGGTCAAATATAAACCAAAAGAAGACATAACGACATATGAATTGGCACTGATCATTGGCTATTTTCATAATGGTTTCATGAACAGTCGGTATCTGAATCATATTTCCATGCGTTCTTCGCAATGGAATGATATTCCCGATAACGTTAAAAGGCATTTTACGATCAATGGACACTTTTGATACATCTGTATTCGATGCAATTGAGAAGAGAATTCGCCTGACAGAAGAAATTCATGGTGATACAAAGCGATTGTGGAAGTTTGCTTTGCCTCGCATGTGTGGAGCATCAACTTGGATGGCAAAATATGCCAACAAGCTGACTGATGAAGGGCTAAATGTCCTTTATATCGAGTGCAGACCATATATCATGGAAGGTTACGGCATATCTGAAAAGGTAACTGTTATGCCAAAGTCTGGCGGTTACCAGTTTTGGCTACAAAAGGTTATTCATCGAGAGAAGCCATTTGACTGGATTATTTGTGATAACCTTGGTCATTCAAACCCAGACAAATGGTTTGTTTCAACCATGAAAATCGGAGCGCAAAAAGCCGTCTTGTGGATAGATACCGTTGAGGGTGAGTTGATCAAGTTTGTTGATTAAAAATCAACTGGCGTATCATCACCGCTCATATCGCCTAGAAATCCTACAGGCACCAAGTCATCTTCCATTTGTTGGATGCGCTTTGTGAAGAGCATTTCACGAATGTTAGCATCCAACAAATCTTGGAAGTAAACTTCGGTCGTTGCCCACGCAAATGTCACAAGAGACATGACCATATCGTCATGCGCACCGGGGGCCGCTTTGTACTGGCCAGAAGCAATTTCAAACGTGGTCAATTCCTGAATGTATTTGTAGTCATTCAGGATCAATTGATCGTTTACAATCAATGACTTAAGGTTAGAACAGCCTGTGGATTTCACCGGCTTCGACATGGTTAGACCCATGGCGTTACCCGATTCAACCGTCAACACCTGTCCGGAGCGTCCTTTGGTCACGGTTGAAAGCATATTTTCATATTCCAATTCAACACAGATATCAGCGACTTGCTTACCAATGTCGTTCAATTCGATTAGCACAAACGCTTCATTGTAGCGCTTAGCCATGTTCACAATCAGAGTCGGATACAACATCGTATCCAGCATATTGTTGTGATAGGTGGCGCACACAACATATGGCAGTTGCGTGATATCGATGATCGACATAGCGTGATAGTCCAGACCACGACCACGGCACACGTCAACGGAAATGAAGTATGTGTGACCGGGCTCGGGCTGGCGATAAAATTCCATATCCTCGAATGTTTCGAACGGTGTTTCCCAAGTAAGCGTTTTCAGCTTCTTAGGCGGAATCAAGCTGGTGGAGGCACCAAGGAATGAGCCGTCATATTCTTGTTCCCAACGGTCGTCGCCAATGTTCCGGATTGTTTCTTGTTTGAACTTTTCATCACGGCCCGGCACTTCGTACCAGCGAATTTCAATGTTCTTAAACGTGTTCTGTTTCTTTTCGGCTTCCACATAGAGCTTGTGGAAGTGATTCATGCCGTTAGGTGTCGAGATGATGATAAGTTTGGTCTGTTCCTCGATACGCTTGGTCGGATCATTCTTCGAAATAACGGGGTAGATAGCGGTAAAGAATGGGTCAGCGATGTTCTGGTCCACGAACGCAAATTCGTCAAGCAAAACAAGGTTGTAGGTCTTACCACGCATGGTTTTCTTGGTGGTAGCGGAAGCGTCCACACGGGAGCCGTTTTCAAGCACGACCTTGTGAGCGTCCCATTTCTTGACGCCTTGTTGCATCCAATATGGCAGATTTTCGTAAGCAGTCTTCACACGGTCCATAATTTCGGTCGCCGTTTCGTCCTTATCGGCGGCAACACCAACCTTGAAACGCTTTTTGAAGATGATACACCAAACAATATAGGTCGCCATCGAAGTAGTCTTACCGCACTGGCGAGGGAACTTACAAATAACGAATTTGTTTGAGTGAATAAGCTTAAGTAGTCGCTTTTGATAGTCATACAGCTTGATTAGATTGAGATTACCAGAGTTATCGTCAATCTTAATGTAATTCTCTACGAAATACTCATAACTGTTGTAACATCTTACGATTTCTGCTTGCATCTCCGGGGTATAGTCGATTTGCTCGCCCGTGCCCCTTAGAAATTCGATGCCATTATACATTATAGTTACCTGTTAAACTCATTATTGGAACGGCTGTAAATAGAAATGGACTATATGTTTGCTTTTTCATTTGAATTATGTCTGTTGACATAAATCTATCAGCCGGAAACCAACCCTTTGTTTTTGCTGTTTTTACCAATATCTTTGCTGCATTCGGCTTCAATAGATAAGCATACAATCCAATCATTACATTTTTGAAACCCCAACGATTGTAACCCAAGTATTCGTGCAATCCTCTTGTTCCATTTATAAGAGTTGCATCATCTTGATCTTTGATGGGATGCCAACCGCCAAGGTGTAATATCGATTCAAAATCTATATTCTTTGGCAAAGTTCTTGTTTGTTTGGCGTCATATTCGAAAATACCAATAGTCTCGTTTAAGTCTATGCATTTTTTCCACAACAAATAGTGAGAAGCGAAACAACCAGCCTGACCGGGTTGTTCATCGTATTTTTTCTCTTTGTTGCGTTCTTTGAAAAGCTCTGATTGGTACTTGATATCGAGAAATTTTATTTTCTCTTTTTCGAAAATAGGATAGGCTTCGCTCCCTTTAACACCTTCAAATATTTCAGCTTTCAAGTTGCCAAAGTCGTTAGCTCTGGCAACATTTGCTTTCCCAATCTGGTAAGAAGCTGAATTCTCTATGTTGGTGATAAAGAAACCTTTCATTTCGTTGGTGTATTTCTATTTCGTCTTGGTTTCACTGATGGCACCGAAGCTGGCTTAACGGAACTGGTATTGCCTGAACGTGGTTTAGCCTTTCTTGGTTTGCCTTGAATCCGGCGAACGGAATCGGCCCAAACATCACGTGTCGTGGCCTTTTCGAATTCTTGAACTGGTAGGAATGCCGCTACTGTCCATTCCTCATAAGGAACTTTGACAAGACGTGAGCGGACATGTGATTTGAGATAGCGCTTGTATGTTGGCCGAAACCACTTCGAAGCTGCCGCTTTCTTCAAAATGCCATACGAAATTTTGAGCTTCTTATCTTTCGTGAGCGTGGCATTGTTTTCTAGGTCCAACAATGCATCCATCAGCAATGCTCGCTGTTTGTAGGGAAGATAGTGGAGGTTCAATCCGGCAACCTGTGTGCGCCCGCCTGCATCCTTCCAAACATCAGTCAGAAACACGCATGGAAAGCGATCATAATATGGTAGCTCGTCTTTCCACTTAGGGTCATAAAAGAAGAAATAAAGACAACCAATTTGAAGTTGTGTTGTGGTTCTCAAATCTGATTGAGAGTATTCACGAATGAGCTTAGAAGAACTGGTTAGTGTTCTTCTACTTCTTTCGTAAAACCACTTATGGGATTCCTCATTTTTTTGAAAGATTTGGTTCTTTTTGGCGGCATCTTCAAGAATTTTTTGAATTGTATATGATGGCATTACAGATACCTAAATTGCCCGGCGTGTACTTTTCTAAGAACAGACCTTCTATGTATGTTGTAATATTTAGCGCATTCATTTACACTGTCAAAAGTTGTGTATCCATCCGTTATGGATTTGCGTTTATTTGCGTTCAAAAGCTTGATTTTGGCCGATAATTTTGTTCTATGTTTATCTGATTTATTTTTGGCACTATTGGAAATATTACTTCTAACTTTTTCTGAATGTGTCTTCCCATAGAATGGATTTTTAGAACCCAATTTTGTTAATCGGATTTTTTGTTTAGTAGCTTCTGAATGACCGGGAGCAAATAGTAATGCTCCACTTATTATTTTATTGATGTACATTGGGTTAGTGTGAACAGAAAAGTAACTTTGAAGTTCTGTTTCACGTTGCTTAGCTTGTTCTTTTGAATCATGATTAGAGATAATCACTGTTTTAAATAGATTTGGATTATCTCTAAGCTCTTGTTTCCATATTAATTTGTACTGCTTCGATGTAACTGTTCCTCTATAGCCACGTTCTATCTTTGCGATTGAGGTATATCCAATATAAAATGGAGGTAACTTATTTCCTCTATACAGAGTCAAATATGTACAATATTGCATTTATCTTCCAAGGAACTTTCTATTGTTTCCTACAGAAACAGAAGAATTGATTGTCGTTCCATTCGATACGGTTGTTGACTGATTGACTGTACTTGGTGCTTGAACTATAATAGGTGTTGGCGCTTGTTTCATTTGTGAAGCCGCCTTCATCTTGTTAGTTGTAGCTTTGTATTTATCCATTGAATCAACCATGTCGCTGAAATCATTGTGTTTCAACGAGTCCATCGAGTCTAACATCGACTGGAAAGCATTCTTTTGTGCACCGCCCGAGACGGCATCATAGAAGCTCTTAAACGTGTCGTGCATCGTACTTTCGAGGCTATCGGCCCATGAACCAAAGGCATTTCCGAGTTGCGATTTCTTGTCGGCAATATCGGCCTTTTCCTTTTTGCGTTCATCGTCCAGTTTCTTTGCGACTGTGCCAAAGAAATTGTTCACGGAATCCTTGAAAGATTGTGGCAATGCGTCTTCACGGGCAAGCTTGGCATTCTGCGCATCATAGATGCGTGATGCTCTTGCTTTGGCTTCATCTTCCTGTGCCATTTTCGCAGTCAGCATATCGGCTTTCGACAATGGATTTTTGTCGATTTCTGGCTTCAAATATGGCAAAGGTGCTTCGTCCAATGAACGTGCCTTGCGTTCACCAGCGGCAAGAGCGCCAGCGCCATTTTCCGCTTGCTGTTGCATGTCATATTCATTGGAATTCAAGATCACGGGTTCTTGTGGCTGAGCGATGAAACCGTGTTTAATATCGTTCATCTTCATCCAACGATCATACATTAGATTACCAAAATCGTATAAATGCTCCATGCCTCGACCTATGCCACGTGTAGCTATAGCTGCCGGATGGTCAGCTAACCATTGAGCATCCTCTGGACCACGTTTAACATCGTGTGTCCCGGCGATTGGCGGCGGTTCGCTACCGGTTGCCGGACCATTAGACACGCCAAGGGAATTAGCGATACTGTCCGAAATCATGTTCTTAACAGCCGAAAAGATCGTTTGAATCATTGGTTCAATGATTTGTTCGGTAATATCTTTGATAATTGTACCAAAAACAGGCGCAAGTTTAGTGAATAATTCTTCTGTGCCCTTAGTCCCTAGAACAGCAAATAGACCGGCTGCACCAAGCCCAATTTTGGTTATCATAGAAAGAATCCCGCTAAACGAGAAATCCAACCCCATGGAGTCGAGTAGGCCACCAGAACGCTTAGGCTTGTTCTTGGCTTCTTCCCGGCGTTCGGCTGCGGTCTGGCCAAAAATAAATTTTTTGATACCCTTTAGAAGTTTTCCTTCTTTCTCATTTTCTCGATCTTCGGCATCCTTCCTTTTGCGGGCGATTTCAGCCTTTTTCTCTGCGTTCGCACGGGCCTTACGATCTTTCTCGTTTTCCTTCGAATCGGCTTGAACCGTCTGTAAATTGTCGGAAGCGGTTTTATTAGCTTTGTCTAATCTATCACGGACTGCCTTGTTGGCTTCTTCCTGTTCTTTGATAAGTCGGTCCAGATTGTTGGTCACAACTCGCAAGGTGTAATTGACGGTTCCGGCCTTGGCTTCATCTCCGGACTTGCCAGCTTCATCGGCCATGGTTTCCAGAAACGACTTGCGCATTTCCGCAAGCATGACACGGCCTTGCTTCAATAGAAAATTTTGGTTCGATGAACGAATGGAGTCGGTATATGTCTTGAACTGCTTAACGATATCCGAGAAAATTTCGGAATTTTCGGCAACGACCTTTTCAATGGAATTCACAATCAGCTTATCACGCTTTTCGTCATCCTGCTTTTGGTTGACGTTTGGCAAAGGAAGATCACGCCCCCAAATGTCTTGTTTTGGGGGCTTTGGAAGCTCTACCTTGCCTTGTGATGGTGTTTGTGCTGTTCCGTTGTTGTTATCTGTCATGCGCTCTCTCTTCAATGCGTTGTGCTAGGATGGTCATGTATATTTCACGCTCGAAAGGTATCATATCGTCCCAATATTCCATGTTTTGGTTGTAGTCGAACATGAGATAGAAGTTCTGCATATAATGATTTTCTAGGCTATCATGACACATCCCTAGATAAAAAAATCAGATAGTCCCTCCAAACGATGTTCTACATTTTGACCACATCCACTGCATTTGTATTTGATATCGAAATGTAATGAAGGCATGGTATGGAAGAAGTTTGTAATCACTTGCAACTGCTCGGGTGTAAGCTGTTCAAGCCATTGCGAAATTTGTGGTAAAGTAAAATCCGAATACACATTTTCTTTGTCGAATACGGATTCCACACATTCTGAAATTAGGCCGAACACATTTTGCACTGTTCCGCCTGAATACTTTTCGAACATATTCGAGTTTGGATATCTCATGACAACACCAATGTCGTCATTGATCTTGATCTTTTTCGTATGTGTCGGATCACGTTCCACTGTCACAGAATTGAGGTTCAATGTCAGTTTTTGTGCATGTTGGCATTCGGAATGATCACTTTCTGGGTGATGCATTTTTAGCTCTATCACTTCGTCAACGGAACGCTTGCGCAATTCCAAGAACAAATGTTGAATATCGAATGAAGGAAGCTTGAAAACGTCAATGCCGGGAGTGAGTATGCAAGCCTTCAAAACGTTCATGACAGAGTGAACAATTTCTTTAATATCGTTGCCTTCAATGGCCATAAGCAAAGCTTTTTGTTCTTTGGCAAGAAATGGTCTGAATTCAATTTTTCTGTTGTCACTGATCAAATTTGTCGTGTAAGTAGCGACAGCAATTGTAGGTAGTGTCAAAATTTATCCTCTAGGGTTATAGAATAAGGGAAGTATAGAATCTGTATTTCCAAATAACGTCCAAATACATTATTTCGTCGGCGTCCCATGAACCATCCAATGATCCTACAGATATTGGGTAAGCTTCTTTTAATATATGGAGATGGGTTGGTTCGCCTGTGGCGTCGAATTGTGTAATTTGGACAACTGTATTTAGAGCGTAGTCGTCATAGAAACCGATATCAAACATTTGGGAATTCAACTGGTCTAGACGATAGTTTCCACCGATTGCGTCTAACCATTCTTCGAAATATTCCTTTTCTCTCAAATCTTCCGAAAGCAGGATGCGCATGGATACATCTTCAAACGAAGTTTTGTACCCAACAAAGCGCTCCATGGAATAATCTTGGATATCTGTTGTCTCGATACGACGGCCCGGCGTTGTGCAATTCGAGACACGAAACATCATGTCACGCTCTTGTCCGGATGTGTTGCCGAACGGGCGCTGAATCATAACCTCATAATTGGCTGATTTGGCAACGCCGCCTTTGTTCAGGTTCGCAAGGAAATCGTTGATATTAAATGGCATTTTCGGATAGATTCTCGGTTGATGTGAATCTATTTATATGCCAATATCGAAGCCCAACGATCTTGACTTTCTCTACATTCTCATTATATGATCGGGAAAAGGACTCGAATCATGTCGGAAGCTCCCTCAACACAAAAATTTTTCGCACGTGTCTGTGCGCATTGCGGGAAGCCAAAAGGCACGGTTTGTTTTCGCATGGTGAAAAACGGCAAGCCATTTCGAGAATATTACCATCCGAAATGCGCTGCCATCGTTAAGGGGAAATTGGACCATGACAAAAGCGCATGACGAAATGATCAAAAAGCTTCGGAAATTCGTGAAAATCCGGAACAATTCCGGCTTTCACTCCAATCTACAATTCGGCTTCGATTTGGTTGAAGCCGGACTTTCAATGGAAGATATGCCACAAGCGCAAAAGATCGCTGAAAATCATTATGTGTGGGATTTCGAATGCGGTCGGCTGACTGAACTTTATGGCGTTCTGCAATTTCAAGAGAAGGGCGAATATGTATCCTCTTGAAATATACCAGTACAAATGTTCGCTCGAAATACCGTTGGATGATTTCCTAGCGATTCATCACACGGAAAGCATTAGCTCACTGCACAAGGAAGATCGCCCGGAAGAGCTTGAACAAAAGCTCGCCAGATTGCCGATGGTGTCTCAAATCGAGTATAACGGGCACTTTGGTTCAGCGATCTTTTTTTGTCTCGACATGGGCTATACAAGAGCGATTGTCGATGATGTTCGAAAGGCAATTGCGGCCCATGTCGAAGAATGCAAAGCATTCATTGCCAAACATCCCGATTTGATTGAGAAAATGGAGAAATGAACCGTGTGTGGAATTATTAAGCTATCAGAACAAACACGGGCAGATTTCCAACCACAAATCGAAAAACCTACGGAACTAAAAACGTGGTTCCGTTGGGATGGCCAACCATACTTTGGTGAATGCACCATAGATGGCAAACGCTGTTTTTGGATATGGTGTGATTCTCTGAATGAGGAAATCGGGGAGTGGGAACGGCTCCGCTATCAAGTCAATGGTGTTTGGTGGCAGACAGTCGAACGGGAAATCAAAGGCTGCACGGTTTATTGCGCTCATGTCATGACCAAACTTCAATGCGACAACATCGATTTGTATAATAAAATTTGGAATGAAAATCGAAACGACAGGCCAAAATTTGAAGAAGCTCTAAAGGCTGTTGGTCTGCCTGATATGATTGTGAAAATTATCGATGATCGACATGCTTTGCCAATTGTCGGCTATTGGTTTCTAGAAGGGGCCGAACACTCGGAAGAGAACATGTTCTATGGTCCGGAATCAAAACTCGAAAAACTAGAGGATGCCGAACGATATTTTATCGAGTCGCTTCCGATTCAATCTTGACAATTAATTAAAAATGTGATGAATATGGGAAAATTTGAACCAATGGAATCACCAATGACCACCAGACCGGACGATATCCCTTTAAACAAAATGTGCTTTTATGTGGCGCTCGCTTGCGTCGGCGCATTCTGTTTCTACAATCTGTCCTCATGCACTCAATCCCGTCTCACCACACCGGCTTATGTTCAGGCTATTCAAGCCTGTAACGCTTTGTCCGATGCGAGGATTACGGTTGATGAATCGGCCAAACTCAATAACCATTATACGACCAATCTGAACATCACTCCGGACGTTTTGGCGACGATCGAAAAATGTCAGGCGAATGTGCGGGAAAATTTTGCGTCTGGTCGTGAACCGGTGATCACAAAAATTTCGCCCGGTTCATTGGGCGATGCGGCCAAGGAACTTCTAACCAAGAAAGAGTGAACTTATGAATGACATGAGCGGCGGCGATGTCGAAAAACCTACCATGGCGCAATATCTGATTGAATGTGCCAAATCAGGAATTCTAACGGCGGTTGAAGACCAACACAAAGGCTCTATCGATGCGCTTTGTAAGGATGGTGTTTTGTCGCCAATTTCCTTCATTGCCTTTGATGGTAAGAAGCGAACGGCCAATTGCACGTTGTCGGCAATTGATCATTTGCGCAAGCTCGGGCAATACAATCAGCACACGCCAGTGATATGGCTGTAACATAAGGCTGTAAATACATGTCAATAGAGCAATATACAGATGAAGAACGGAAAGGCCACAAAAGGGAATTTGTGAACGCTCTGCGCTCGGGCAAATACAAACAAACCTTTGGCATATTTGAATTCTTTGATCCAGACGAAAAGCAAAACTGCTACTGTGCCGTTGGTCTGGCAAGAATGATCAAAAGAAAAGAATTGTCGAATACGAAATTCGCAAGCGACCTTGAATTCTATGGTTTCAATCACTATGATCTTGGTGATATAATTCAATTGAATGACGGCGGAAAAGATTTTCAATTCATCGCCAATTGGATAGAAGAAAAATTTCTATGATCGGAATTGGTCCTTACATTCTCTTGTTCGCTGCCCATGCCGTGGCTGGCATTTGGTCAATCTGGCATTGGACCAAACCGGCGACATATGGTTCCGCTGTTCTGGTCATCATTCTGGGTGCGCTGCTTGGGTTTTTTGCTCTGTTCATAACCGGTGCCGTCAAGGTGATCGACTCCCGCTGGTGGGCAAGGCCGCTGCCGTCTGCGATCAAATCCGAAAAGAATTACAACGATGGATTTCCGCACGAATAGGGGCTAAAATGTGATGGCACATCGGATGAATGACGAAGGCGAAATCGAGGCAATCGAACTGCCTGCCGTGCACACCGAAATCCTCATGATCCGGGGAACGGAGTCGGGCGATTGGTATTTCGACAACGGCATTGGTTTGTTCAATGGGCCTTGGCCATCGAAGGAAATTTGTCTGATTGAGTACTATCGGCGGGAACATGCTGAAAAGACCGGAAAATTGTACATCACCAAGGAACGAATCCTCGATATCAATGCAACACTTGACGCCATGGGCGCAAGCGAATTGAAAATCGATTATTCCAGTAAACCCAAAAAGGAGTCGAAATGAGCTTTCTCTTTCTTTGTGTAGGTTGTTCAATCGGCTTTGCGGCGGGTTCCTATTTCGGCAAGAAACGGGCCGAAATTGATCATGCAATCTATGTCATGCGAACAAACGCCTATGTCGAACGCTGTGCGGCAATGGCGAAGGAAATCGAACAGAGATTGATTGAGCGCAATGCGCCGCTCGATTATCCGGCACACATACACGAAACGAAACACTGATGGCTTGGTTCGTGGGCATAACGGGCGCTATCATCGTAGGGCTGGCTTATCTGGAAAAGCGTCGTTTTCATAAGGAAATGGAAGCGCAACGAAGAGACGAAAAACGGGTGAAATTGCGACAATGAACTTACCAGAAATCAATCTGGCTTTCTTCATTCGGCTCGGACTTGGATTGCTCATCATTGCGGCGGGTGCTGTTGTGACGGCATTGCTCCTGCTTATTCCAACGATAGGAATAGCGGTAATTGGAGGCATTTTAGGGCTCTGGGTGCTGGTGCTGTCCTACCAACTCGGAAACGTCTCCTGCGGCCTTCTGTGTGGCAAAGAGAGGCTATTGAACGGCCTTCGGACAATGGATTGTCCCCATACATCCAGCGACTAACGTCTTTTGACTCACCAGAACAAGAATTCAAACGGCCATGGTTCTATCCGGGTGAATTGTATTATGTTCCATTGACGGATGAACGCTTGGAAGAAGAGCGGAAAGAAGCTCGAAATTCAGACTTTTCAGAAATGCATTTCGATATTGATAGGATTATCAATGAAGCCGTCAAGCGTTCGATTCCGGCTGATTATGGCAAAATCCATTACGATGATGGCGATGAACCCGAAACCCATTGAAAGCAAGAAATGCAATATAAAAACAAGAACCTATCCTTTGACGCTGTAGTCAATCGCATCTCTCTCGGGCTCATCTTCATTGCATTGACGATCTTCGCTCTGGCTTTGATGGTGCTTTCTTTGGCATTTGTCAGCCTATTGTCTTGGCATAGTATCATGTTTTTACTGGATACCGGCTATCCATATTTGATCGAACATCCAATCATTCTCGGGCTGATCCCGATTGTTCTGGGTCTTTTCTTTGTCTCCTTTGTGCTTGGCGACAAATTGATAGATGTTTCAGAACAAGAACAATTAAAAGAATTAGACGCAAAGGCAAAAGCAAGATGGTAAGTGAAACTGAAATTGAATTTGTACTGCACAATATTGGTCCGAAATACCTCAAGGAATTGGACTACATTGTCCCATATGAAAATCTACAGGAAGTTTTCAACAAAGCCTATATCGGGCTCGCCAGCCAAGGTTTTCTTCGCTCCTATGGTAGCTCGGCAACTACATCCAATTCCTGCCTGTATCGTGACAAGGTAAACAATCGCAAATGTGCCATTGGCCACTGTGTACCGGACGAATTTGTGAATGATGCAAACAACAGTAAGACATTGCTCGTGATGTTGGACACTGATGTTGCTCGGTTTACTGGCGATCCTCGATGGACGAAATTATTCGAAAATATTTCACGTTCAGCATTGCGACAATTGCAGCATTGTCATGACACGGCGGTTTTTCTTAGAGAAGATTCACCGGAAAAAATGCGTGAAAATTTGGAGTTATTCGCCAAGTGGTTCAATCTAACTATTCCAGACGTGAAAAATGAAACTGCTTGAACGTGGCACAAAGTCTCTTGCCAAGCCAATTCTGATGACATGTTCCCGTTGCGAATCCAAGCTCGAAATCGAAGAAGCCGATTGGCAGAAGGGAACCTATGGGTCCGAAATGGTGGCGAAATGCATGGTCTGCGGAACGTTCTTGGTGAAGCCGGGAACGGAGTATGACGACACATGGTGAAACTCGGGTGAAACTCATCATATCTGACGCATTATCGCCCGTAACATGTCATATCTGAACCAATGTCCAAGATTAAAGACCCAAGATATATTCCATTCATTGAAAAATCGATCTATACTTTGAAGAATGGCGAAAAACACGTTCTCACGCCTCGTCTTTTCAAACTATATGATGCTAAGATCGGCAGACAGTTAAGTGCAAATTCGATATACTGGCAAACTAACGACTGAATACATTAAAGTGCAACCATTTATTCCATTTATTCAAAGGGCCATCAACACTAAGGATAATGGCGACAAGACCGTTTATTTTTCGGGCGGTCGGAAAAGTCTGTATGCTTTCAAGATCGGAAGAATATATTAATGGGTAATCTCGGAAACTGCATATGGCCGAATTGTTCTTGCGATACAGAGAATGGTGAACCTTGTAAGTTCGATGATCCTGATTTCTATATCAACAAGGCTCGGAATATCGAAAACAAAAACAAGAGATACCGCAAGGCCAATCGGAACAAGCTGCCAGCATATTCCTATGTGTGGCTTTGCCTTGCACCGAACGGCATTCCAACATCTGGTCCCGTGGTGATCCCTGAAACCGACTGGAGTCCACAGGCGGGAATCGGTGATCACATCGCCCGTTACAAAGCGATGAACTATGTGTGCCATCGATACACATATACATTAGAAACAATAGACGATTCGGAAAACGATGGTGACGATGACTGAGAGAAAAGCAATACCGCCAACGCATTGCGATTATTTGATTCGTATGCATCTAAAGTCCATTGAAGCCATCACAAAGTATATGGCAGATGGTTGCGGAACTGGCGCATTGAATGGTCCACAAAATGTGTGCGTCGAATTAATCCGAATGAGAAATATGATCAACAAATCATTGGAAGAATACAGTAGGTGAAATGAGTAATACTGTCAAAATCTTTAAACTGATCACGGCAATTTTTGTTGCCCTCTTGGCGGTGTCGTCCCTGATATCGGCCTATCACGGCAATATGGAAACGGCTATCTACACGGGAATGTGGGCCATGTGGTTCGAACTCTTGGGCGTCCTTAGAGATATCCAACGTAGCCTGAAAGAATAGGAATAAACTTCGAATGAGTATTTTCATAATCATAATCCTTTGGGCGATGGGTGCCGTACCCGTGTATTTCCTGCTTTCTCTTGGAAGTATATTCTCGCCTCACCGGTCGGCATCAGAGAAAAGAAATGCAATCCTATTGTCTCTGATATGGCCAGTAATTTTCTTTTACTTCATATTCGAAATGATCAAATCAGAAATACAAAAATCAACGAGAAAATAGATGTCGATATTAGAATTTTTATTTGGCACTCCATATAAACCACAAAGGGAACCAATCCCGGTTCCTGAACAACAACAAAACCCCGAAAATCGTCCGAAAGCAGAGTTTCCACTTGGAACCTATCGAATCTATCCAACGGCACAGAATGGCGGTGCTGAATTGGGATGGGGACTCGAACGGTATTCAATGCGGGGATATGAGCGGATTAGCTATTATTGGTCAATCGTGATGGAATCAAACTCATCATATAGACCAATGTTTTTTGAGTCCGAAGAATTGGCCGAACAATGGGTTAAGGATGAATTGGAGAAAAAAGAAAAACTCTTGGAACACCTGAAAACCAATAGAAGAAACATACCGCCATTTCTTCATGTCAAAGATAGTAGTTCGGACACAAAGTAATGGGAAAAGTAATGGGAATGGGAAAAGGATGCTTCGCATCCCCAACTTTATGGGTAGTCGTGATGATTATGTTATCTTCATGTACAACGTATGGCGTCCCGTCTGGCGTTCCTTCATGCCTCGATGATCCTCGAAATATGCGGTGTATGACTGGTGAACAATTAGAAAGGGAATTGAATGCAAAATAATACAATAAAGAATGGTTACTGGTGGGCTGAAACAAAAAATGATGGCTCACGCCAAATCATTGAAATTCGAACATGGTCTGATGGAGTCCAAAGTGCTTGGATAATCGGTTCCGATGGATGCCTTGATTTGAGTTACTTTAACCTCCTGAAACCAGTTGAACCTTATCTAAGCCATCCACCGACAGTCGAAGAATTTAAGGCTCATGGTGAATGGTGCAAGGAATTCGATCCGGAAAATTACTGTGAACCTTTTCCAGAATTAACTCCCGATGAAATCGAATACTATAAAGGTTTTGGAATAAAGGAACACCAGATAGGGAAGTACTTTTCCATTAAAGAAATTCGAAGAATTTTCGGAGAAATTGAGAAAGATATGTCCACCGGGACAAATATGTCCACCGGTCTATCCGAATTCAGCGACGAAGAAATAGAAAAACTGCCTCCAATCGAATACGGAAAACTATAGGCAAAATGATGGTTCCATCTACAATTTTTATTCTGATAGCTACAATCTATACAGGGACTCCGGGTACTTCCATGGGCACTTCTGTGGGCACGTCCGTTATCTCGGAAAGAATGTATTTCGATACGGAAAAAGAATGCTTGACGGAATTGGGTCACATGAAACCGATGATGGAACGGTATATCGTGGAAGATATACAAACAGAACTGCGGTGTGCTGCCTATACCGTCGATCCATAACTATAGAGTTATATAATAACCGGGTAGTTATATAATAACCGGATGGTTATATTTACGTGGTATTTTTCCGAAATGCCCGAAAACAAGGAGTCTGTTCAATGGAACATTTTTGCATTAACAAAGATTTCCTTGCAATAATCCACGAATAAACTCAATGAATCACAATAATATGTCGTATTCTCGACCATGGTCTATTCGCCGCAAAATCGCATTCATTGTGCTGATGGCGCTCTGGACAATCATCATAATCACATTAACCAACCAAGGTTTCTCATGTCTCGATCTGGCAAAGCCATTGTAATCATTACACTTTTTCTCGCATTCCTCGTCCTTCTTTTCATGACACTATCTGCCCGAGCAATGAGTCAAACCACTGTTGCCCAAGATGCTGCCTGTACCAAATCGGATGAACTGCGCATAAAGATCGCCAATAACCCCGATTTTCATTATATTAGAAGCTTGACCAAACCGGAACTGATGCTTCTACAAGGTCGTTATCTAAGCGATGGGCACGATTATACTTTCTCGGCCATTGATTTGTACAAATATACTGGCACAGATAAGGTTCCATATACTGGCAAAACACTGTTTATGACCTTCAATGCCGAAGGATGTTATTCATATACATTCTATCCGGATGCAAAGTATTCTGAGGGAATCATATCAAGCGAGTGACCAACGGGAATCCTCGATAGATTCGATTCTATGGTGGTTTCCCTCTTGACATTCTCATTGTCATCCTATAGAAAGTTCGGAAATTCGAAAGTTCGCACAGAAACTTCAACTTTCACACCTATCATGCAAGAATCCATCATTCGACGCCTAGTCCAATGACGAATCTTTGCATGGAATCATAGTTTCACGCAATAAGTTTGCAAAAGGCATTTTGAAAATGGCAACTGATGAATTTGAGGTTGGCAAGGCTCATTCTGATGATGAAATCATGGCGAATCGCCGGAAAGTCATCGACTATCTGAAAAATCCGGAGCTTAGAAAAGCCAAGGGTAAGCTTAGAAATGCCGTTGGCGGTCGCTGTTGCCTTGGGCATATGTGTGATGCTCTGGGTGTGGAAGCCACAAACAGACACGGCAATTGGTACTATGGGGAGGAAAGGCTGGTCCTGCCAATGGATGTCGCTGACTCTCTCGGCATGTTCGAAAATGATGGAACCAACTATAATGGTTCGATTTTGTGGAATGGTGAAAACTATTCTTCACTCGCTGCTCTGAATGATGATTCGACAATCAAACCCCATGAAATCGGCACTCTGCTTGAAGCGATGATCGAAGGCGGGCCGGGAACACCATTCTATAAGATCGATTCGAAGATCGATTCGAAGATCGATAAAGAATGAAATTTGTTCTCATCTTTCTGTTGTTCTCTCATGCTGATGGCGGTGCTGGTTCACCGGCTCTAACTGCCGAATTCAATGATCTATCATCTTGCACCAAAGCTATGGATGCAATCCGACTGACTCAAAGGGCTTCCCTAGACGGACATTACAACGCTTGGGTGTTGCTCGATTGTTTCCCGAAAGGGAATTCAGAAACTACATGGGAAATTCCGAAGGGAAATGAAAATGAACACCGAAACTGAAATTGTTCCTTACAAAAATTTGCAGGAAGTTTTCGACAAGGCTTGGCTTGGTATGAAAAGCCAGAATTGGGAACGGGCCACATCGCAAGATGGGTTGGGTTGTGAGTATCTGAACAAGGATGGCAAGAAATGTGCCATCGGTCACTGTGTCCCCGATGAACTGATTATCCATGGTGATAATGGGGGATTTGTTGTTGGTGCGATTATAAGTGTGTTCTTTGAGGAACCACGATGGCGGGAACTGTTCGCTAACGTCGATTTGAATCAGTTGCGAGATTTGCAGAACTGCCATGACAAGTATTATGGCCATGAAAAAGAAACTTTCGATGTGGAAGCTGCCATGCGAAATTTCGCCGCTGAACGTGGTCTGACCATTCCGGAAGAGAATGGTTCTCTGACCACTCCTGAACTGGAGTCGACTCCATGAACATTAGACCATATGAATCCCTACAGGAAGTTTTCGACGTTGCCTATCGTGGTTTGGCTGCACAAGGCTTTCACCGGGCTATGCAATTCAATCCGAACCGGGACCGGACGACGTGTTCATATCGTAGCAACGGCGATATGAAATGCGCTATTGGCCATTGTGTTCCCGATGAACTGGTGACGAATCAAGTTCGCTTCGCCTCTGTAGGCGCTGCTATCGTTGCTGACTCCGACTGGCAAGCTCTGTTTGCAAACGTTTCAGTGGATGTTTTGAAGCTACTGCAAGGCGTTCATGACAATGGCTTTACTCCGGAATCAATGAAGGAACGATTGGAACACTTTGCCGAAAAATTTGGGCTGACTATTCCGATAGTCCTCTGACCATTCCGGGTGCGACTGAATGACTATCAAACCCTATGAATCCCTACAGGAAGTGTTCAATGCTGCTTATCTCGGCATGGCAAAGCAGGACTGGCAACCGGCTTGGGAAAATGGCAATTGCGTCTATCTGAGTCCATCTGATGGAAAACGTTGTGCCATTGGCCATGCTATCCCGCAAGAAATCCTCGACCATATGCCGAACATCGGAACTATCGACACTGTTCTTAGGAAACCGAAGCTGATAGAGGGTTCCGAAGCCAAGAAATGGCACTTTGACGGGGAGATGTCTTTTCGGGGAGAAATCGTTTGGTTGGATAGCCAAAAAAAGATTGATTCGTTTAACGCATTGAAACTTTTATTTTCAAAGTTGAACATGGAGAACATAAAAGATTTGCAGTATTGTCACGATGATCCGGCGATCAATAACAAACATGCTCACACTCCGAATTCACCGGAAACCCTTGGTGCAACTATCAAGCGGAACTTTGAGTCATTTGCTCATGGCCATGGCTTGACCATTCCGGTTGTCACTGCATGATTTGGTATTTCTCGACACTTTGGGCGAACTTACTTAGTGCCCTTGTCCATTCATGGCCTTTGTTACTCGTAGCGGTGGCTGGTTTCACGCTCTGGCTTCCTGCCTATGTGGAACACAAATATCGTTCGACATCCAAGGGAGTTTGGGCATTTGTTGGGCTCTGCACTCTCTATGCGCTCATTGCCTTTCTAACGAGTCCGTTCTGGGTATGAAAATTTTCGGCAAACCCATGACGATCTTTGGCCGTCCCATGACTTGTCTTGATCGCTGCATGTTTGTGGACAAGGTGACGGGTGAACCCGTTGGAATCTATCGTGACGAGTCGAACGGCAAAACCTATTTGGCCACTTCGGCTTGGACCTTCTTCCGGCTTGAATGGCCGTGGTGTTGAAGGCTTATCCCCAATGATTTCCACACCATGAATGGCCATGGATTTAAATTATGATCGCAGTTTTCTCCGTTATCATGGCCAAGTTTCTGGCATCCAAGAACATTAAGTTTCGCCAAGAAAAAGCCAAGACTTCCAATTCAAACTATTTCTATTTCCCAATTGGTGGAAGGCATTTCGTCCTCCGCATATCGGACCATGACCGGAACGATTTGGGTTATGATTTCTCTATCAAAGCAGAGAAAGATATTGGTCATGTGCAAAAGCAAATCACAAAGTATATTGAACTATTGAGATGAACACTGTATTCTATCTCATCGTTATGTTTGCCCATGGTGAAGCGATCATGCCAAACTATTACTATGATCCCGAAACATGTAACGCTGCGGCTCTCCAAGTATTGGCTGACAATCCAAAGCGATTGTACAATGCCTATTGCATCCAATTCGAACCTTCCGGATCATATGCCAAGGGCGACACAAACCGCCAATGAACCGTAATTCGGTCTTTCCCGACAACCAAATCTTTGACAACAAACGGCTTCGCTGCGATACCGATTGTTCATTGTTTCATCGTCTCGGCAACCCGAATGAGTATGACAAGACGACACAATGCCGTTTGTGTGAGAAACAAGATATGCTTGCAATTATTAATCGTTCGACCTATAGTTAGACTGGATATTTTTGCATTCTAAGGTGGAATTACGCATGATCCTTGCATCCTTCGATTACTGGTATATCTGGTTTCCCCTCGCCATCGTGGCTTGCATGATTTTTTCGGGGATACGATGATGAACAATTATGCCGTGTTTGGCCATCATCGATGGGCTGCGAAAAAAGCTAAAATTCCTCGCTGGCATTGGGGAATGAATTATTTTGGAATCGGCAACGGGCGCACTGTCTCACTGTGTGATCCTCGCCCGTGGTATGGCCATTTTGATTATGTGAATGGCTTGAACAAGCCCAAGCCTCGCAAGCGAATCAATAGCCATTATATCGGACGAAAATAATGCAATTCCGTATCCCAAGCTTTTCCGACTGGCTAACCGAATCATGGCTGTACCGGAAACTCGACTGGACCGAAAAAGGGCGCTATTGGTTTGCGTGGCGTCCCGTGTTCTTGGAAGACAAGCAGCGTTATGCATGGCTAGAGCGTGTTCAGGTACATGAACGATGGCACAACTGGAAATCGACAGTCCGTTTCGATCTGGGCTTTTTCGTTAATTATTTCTATTATTCCAAAGATTGGCGGGAATGATGACTGATAGGGTTGATGAACTGTTAGAGGCGATGGCCGAAATCTTTGAAGTGGAGACTTCACGACAGGATTTCGATAAGGACGACAGATTGATTGGAACATTCATCCGATACAAGAGCGGCTTTGAGGTTTATCATCCATATATCCCACTGCAAATCTATCGGGCTGATGGCACATTCTCGGAAGGCTGGCGACCGACACGAAATGATCTATTGATGGGCAGGGGAAGCGGAGCTTCCTTCAATCGACCTTTCCGGACTCGGTATGACAAAATCCATTAGCGAAATCTTGGCCCAACTATCGGCAAAGCGTGACCGGGAACACCGGGAAAAGCTTGGCTTGCCAGAAAGCTATTGCAACTGTTGTGGTGCACCTCGCAATCGTGATGGTTCGATCCTACATGATCCGGAATGCATCTGGACGGAAAAGGATGAAAACTCATGAGTCTTCGTTGGCGAAAACAACATTAAACGATCTATCACGTTTCCCCCTTCGTCTGAATGATTCTATTGCTTTTTTCTTTATTGACATTCCCTCATATAATCCTTAAATGAGCATCAGGTGTGACAGTGAGGTCAAAGCTCGATAGAAAGCAGGAAGTGCGCATTACCTGTCTGGAAATCAGTTAGTAGCCAAGAGGTCTGTGCAGTGACGTTTAGTTGCGGACTTAGAACCCGTGGACCGAATACGTCATTAGTGGCAAGGTTCGACTCCTCCCCACACCATGAAATTTTTCGAAAGGGGATTAGACGTGCAAACTGTTACGGTTCTCGAAAAGGCCAAGGAACTGATTTCCAAGCCTGAATTCTGGGTCAAGGGCTCGAATGCAACCGATTCCGATGGTGTCTCAACGGCCATCCTAGACCCTTATGCCTGCCGCTTCTGCATGAATGGGGCGCTGCTTCGAGTCACCGGCTTTGCCTCTCCCACAAAAGATTATGACGATGCTCGCCGGACTCTCTATGAAGTCATTCCGGGCAATGACCAAATGCATCGCTTCAACGACAAGCCGGAAACGACTCACGCCGATGTCATGGAAATCTTCGACAAGGCAATTGCGCTGGCACGAACGGCACAAACGATGATGGACAATCGGGCGGCAAACTGATGAACAAGTTGGAAAGTCTGGAAAAGACCAAGGCGCTGCTTTCCTCGCCGGACAAGTGGACCAAGGGTGCAATGGCGCATGATGCCAATCGCAATTCGGTTGGTTGGGGTCATCCCGACGCCGTGTGCTGGTGTCTTTCCGGGGCCTTGGCTCATGTTTGTGGTGGCATCAATGAGCGCTGGTCCAAGGGCCTATGGGCTCTGTCCAATGCCATTCGGCCCGCTGATGCCGCTGGCGTTTCCATCGCCATTTGGAACGACAATATCGGTCGCACCTATGACGATGTGATCAATATTCTCGACAAGGCCATAGCGAAAGAAAAGCTTTCCGAAAAAGCAAAGGCGAACAAAATAAAATGACCATTCCAACATCACAAATTCTCACGGAAACCCGTGAGCTTCTGTCCGACCCAAGCCGTTGGACACAGTACAATATGGCCATCACCATCGATGGTGAAGGGGTTGGCGTCAATGATCCGGCAGCGTGTCGCTGGTGCTTGGCTGGCGGTGTCCAAAAGATTTTGAGCGATCACAACCTTTCGATGCCTGTGTGGGATGATACCTATGAGTCGGCTCGGGCGGTGATCCGGAGAATTATCGACTATCCCCTGACCCTCTGGAATGATCAAATCGACCGGGAACATTCCGAAGTCATAGCCATGCTCGACCAAGCGATTGAGCGGGCAAAGGAATCTGAAAGGGTGTGATCATGGCAAGTCTTTTGTTGAACAAGATTGAAACGGCCAAGCTGAAACTGGTCTGTGAGACGATCATCGAACGGGCCGTTCAGGAAGATGACCGGGGCCGGAATATTCATTATCGGTGCGAATATTGTAACGAATATTCAATCAATTCTTCACATACCGTGGAACATTCCGATGATTGTCCCTATGTGGCGGCAAAGTATTTGATGGAAGAAATCGGATGAAAGACACGAAGACACTCGAAATTCTGAAAAGTGTGAAGGAAGAAGTTTTGAATTCTCCCGAACGCTGGACTCAAGGGGCATCGGCCCGACAGGACGATGGTGGGGTTGTCTCCTATGAATCGGGCGAAGCGGTTTGCTGGTGTCTGACTGGTGCCGTGGCCTTGGTAGCTCGAAAAATGCCTCTTTGTGAGACGGGAGAGTCGGAATTTTCCAGAACCATGGCGGTTCTTGCAATAGCCATCGATCCGACGTTGACACGCTATGTCTCTATTCCTTCATGGAATGATGCATACACCACGAAATATGAAGATGTCATTGCCGTGATCGACCGGGCTATCGAAAATCATTCAAGGGAAATCGAGACGTGAAAAAACTGTCCGACAAGGCCAAGGCCATACTCAAAGACATGCGGGCTCTGCTTGCCGAAAAAGAGGCTTGGGTTCAGGGACATTATGCGGTTGACGACAAGGGAAGGGACGTTCGTTCCCTTTCGCCCAAAGCCGTGTGCTGGTGCCTTGAAGGTGCCTTCAACAAGGCGGTGATCCCGCATCATTCATCCGAATTCGTTGCGCTCTATGACGAAATCGATCCGTTGTTTCCGGGCGGCTACATGATGGGTTTCAATGATGACAAGAAAACCACACATGCCGCCGTACTGGCCAAGCTGGACGAATTGATTGGAGAGAACGATGCATCCTGAAACACTCCAAACCGCTATTCAGGCTCGCAAGATTTTGACCGATGAAAAGAATTGGACAATCGGTACGTTCGCCCGTGATTCCAAGGGCGAGAAAGTCTCTGCCTATGACAAGACTGCCGTGTGCTGGTGTCTTGAAGGGGCAATCCACAAAGCCATCGAACATCGAACTTTTGATTGTGAAATTTGGGATGCGCTTAAACAACATCTTGCGACCAATTATGGCTATTCCAGCCTTGCCGGTTTCAATGACTGGTCCTACCGAAGCCATGACGATGTGCTGAAATTTCTCGATTCCTTTATCGAAAAGGCGTCTGCCGATTTGGGGAAACTTTGACCCATGTCTGAATGGAAAGTAGGATCAAAAACTTTTCGGGCCAGTGGTCCACATTGGATTGCCATTGATGAAAACTTTTCACTCCATGGCTTTACATTGATCATGAAGTCTGATAAGAGCGACTTTCCAAGGAAGGCAGTCATTCCAGACCCAAAGAAAGGTGAGCCCGTCAATTGGTTTGGTTTCCCCGACAACGGCAACCCGACTCATTATTGGAGTTTCTGATGACTGAACCTGTGTTTCAGAAAGGCGTAAAAACCTTTGCTGAACTGGTGGAGGCACTTGAAGCATGATTTCTATCGGTCCCGGTGACGTGGTTCGCCTTCGCAATCTGCGCCACTATGGCGAAGGAAGATCGTGGGTTGAATTCAAACACTATGACAAGAAAAAAATTTTTCTGGCGCTCTTGTTGGGCGAAGAAAATTTTGATGGTCCACCATCTTCCCCGGAAGACCTAGAGAAGATGATGAACCGAATCGGTTGGTTCAAGAAAGAAGTGGAAGAGTGAGCGACATTTCCATCAATCTTTTCGGGCCGGGCTTGGTGCTTATAGCCTTTTGTGAGCTTGTTCTGTGCGTTTTCATGATCGGTTCCTTCGCCTTTGGTTCGAAGCTCGGCTACTTTGTTACGATGCCATTTCTGGTCATTCTGATGATCCTGCAAATTTCATTGGCGCTGCATCTATGACTTGACGGTTGCAGCGATTCGTCGTAAACCGCATTGTCCTAGCGATACTCGGATTGGTCCCCCTCCCCGAGCGCTAAGATAAAGACCGGTGGGAAAGACGGTTAGCGCCCTCCAACCACCGGTCTTTTTTAGTTTCGGCTGAAAGGCCACTCTCCCCGGTTGATCAAACGGTTTCTAACGCCGATTGATTCACGCTTGATCAACCGGGGTATTTTTATCGTGAAAATCCTCGATATCTCTTTTGAGCGCCGTCAAGTTGGTGGCAAAAGCCATGATGCGAGGATGTTGCTTCCGGTCCCCAATGCTGTGCAATCTCGCTTCCACCTTGGTCAGAAGCTCTATGCATTCATTGATATCTGCCATGTCATCGATGGACAGAAGCATTCCGGATGTCAGGTGATATGGCATTTCATCCCTCCCGTTGCATTAATATAACATAATCCTTTAAGGCGTCAAGCCTTTTTCCTCTTGACTTTTCTGTCGATTCTATCGTATGTTCCTTTGAACATCATAATTGTATTTGTCAGATGGATTAATCTATGACTCCAATACAGAGACAAAGAACAGAAAAGCTCATTGGCGCTCTTCGTTCTGGTGCCTATAGTCAATGTGTCGGCAAGATGGCCGAATTCATTCCACAAACCAAGACAGAGTCCTATTGCGCCCTTGGGCTGGCGTTAAAGCTTAAGGAAAAGCATACCTACGAAAACTGTGAGCAATGGTATGGCATAAGTCTCGCTATAACGTCGGCTATGATGCTCATGAATGATACTGGACAATCTTTCGAAGAGATTGCAAATTTTTTGGAGACTAAGTTGGCATGAACATTCCCGATTCACAGATTTGGGTCCACATCAACCGGGATGGCCAGCAAGCCATTTACCGCTCCATGACGCCGGGTGAGCGCCTTGCCTATGACAAATACGTGCAAGAAGATTACAATCGGCAGAGCCGGGAATATTTCACGGTTCCCGGCACTCGCAATCCAGCCACACAAGCCTATTGGGCACCCCGCATTCCCTTGCTGGAATGGCTGGACGCACACAGAAAAGCCCAATGATCGATAGACAAAGCGCCATTCGAGAGATTATATTGTCCCTATGCATTCCACACAATTTGAGGGACCGGGCACGGGCAAATTTGGAGAAGCTGTCAAATGCCGATCTTTCGAAGAGTTTGGACGAAGCTATGTCTCTCTATCGTCGGGCACAATCCTTTAATAGAAGGCAATGGGAAAAACACTACGATGCATGAGTTTAAAGCAGGCGATAAGGTCGTCTGCATTCAAAATTTCAGAAACTATTTCGATCCCAAGACATTTAGTTTGGTTATTCCAGAATACAGACAAACTTACACCGTAAGAGATGTCATCGAAACGAGCAAATTTTCTGATGGCAGTGGCTTGGGTATTCTTTTGGTAGAAATCGTAAATCATCAGCGCTGGTGTAATTTTCTAGATGGAAGCCGGGCTATGATTGAGCCTTCATTCTCGATAAGCGCTTTCCGTCCACAGGTCTATGAATCGACCATGCAACTCTTCTATGACATTCTCGCTAAGCCGGAACGTCATATCGGTGGTCACTCTAAATTGGATGTTCGTTATGAAAATCCACCGATTAAAAAGAATGGGTCAAAGGAATGAAGGCAGAGCCTAACATTAAGTTTTCAGCCAAGATTAAGCCGGGCGCTCGGGTTTGGATGGATTTTTCTGTGATCATCTGGCCTTACCGGAAACAGGACAAAGACCTTCAATTTGATGTCGAATACAACGGCGAACACTTTGATTGTAAGGCAAATGGCTATGGCAAGAGAGGGAACGTCGAAAGTTATGGACAGGGAAGCCTCTTTGTCAGCAACATGGATGATTTCGTGCCGACGCCCGCTTTGAATTTCATTTCCCTTGCCGTGTTCGAATCACAGAAAAATAAAATTCTGCAACAGATTGTCAAGAAGGCCACGGAACTGGATACGCTACGCCAGTCGTATGAAACGCTGTTGACGAAAGCGCCAAGGCTTGTTACATAGGGTTCGCTTGTTTGCGGGCCACGTTAACAAGCGTCTTCTGAGAATGAAAGGAGTCAGCGAATCCCCCCTGCTGACTCCTTTTTCTATTCCATACCCATGGATGAAAGCATGGTGTTCAGCCAGCTTTTTTTGCAAAGATTGTCGATCATGGCCGAATCGACTTCGCCGTTGACAATGAGAATGTCCGGCCTGCTTAGATCGTCATAGAACCGAATTACAGGCGCTTTCTTTGGCGTTGGACGCATATCCTCCACCAGATAGCCAGCCATGCGCAGACGGAGCAATGCCGCCTTGGTGGTGATCTTTTCAGCCATTCAACGTCCCTCGAAATTTTTTGTAATGCTCCCGAATTTTTCCAAGCCGGTAGATCGAATTGCGGGTTTCGATCACGTCATCCGAATGCACCGTCACGATGCGTGATGTGATGTGCAGCTTGCCGGGTGTGCAGTTTGGGTGATCCTTTATATGCCCCATGAGATAGGCGTTTGCAGGGCTCACAAAATCGACATAGCGATAGGATCGATTGACGATGCACCAATCTTCTATTTCATATTCAGGTTTCATTTCTCTCTCCGTTATGGCCTAAACATAAACCACGATTCGAAAATGTCAATCTTGACAATCAAAGAAACATGTGATACATCGAAAATATGATGTGGTTTCAGACAGTTTGTATCGTTTTGTTCTGCCTATATTGGTGTGAACGAACATGGTTTGCTTTTAAACGAGGATGGTACGAATTAGCCATCCCTACCGGCCTTTTTGCGATCACCATATTCATGCTGGCATTCCCTACCCCATTCGTTAAGGTTTTTTCATGGTTCATTTGAAACGTATTCTCATTGGTGGCGGGATGATGTTTATCACCTTCGCCATCCTGATCATTTTCGCCAGTGTGCCGGATATGATTTCCCTGTTTCCTATGATTGGTCTAGGCATACTCGCCATTGTGGGTATCGTGATTTCCTATGCCATCGGTTACGGAATGACTACATAGAGTCACGTAACAGAAGGAAAAATTTTTTTGAAGTGGGAATTTCGTGTCGAGACAATCGACAAAACTATTACAACCAATCCATCAGCTTTCGAGAACGCACTGAACAAATTTGGTTCGGAAGGTTGGGAAGTCATCACCATGGAATATGGTGAAAAGGCTTCCAAGCCACACACAGTCGTTCTTATGAAACGTAGCATACCAGAAAAGGTGGCTGACGAAGAGCCTATCCTTTTGGAGGAACAACGATCTTCATCCCTTTCATCCGACGTGGAATAGCCACGGAATCGGACGGCACAAAATACGTCTGGAATGGCAAAGTTGACAAGGTAGTCTATTTCGACGGAATGGTTGAAATAGAAGACCCATATACAACTAGCGAACCATATGAATTGATATTCGACGGCGACGACTACGGCGACGAATAGAAGGGAAGCGAGAGGAAATCCATCGGCCATTCGACTGAACTGATGGTGTGGCCTGATTTGAGGGGAATCATTCACTGTTCCCTCTCGCTTCCGATCATGTGGCATGGCCTCCACATGATTTCAATATCATTCTAAATTTAATTTCTTCGCTTCGTCGGACATTTCCGCCAAAGCTTTTTCCTCTTGCTCGTCTGCCCATGCCAGAACTTCCCGGCCACGCCTGTCCAGTTTCGTTGTCCACATATCATACTGATAGGACAACGAAGCGGCCTGCTTTTCCCGCAATGAGGCAAAGCGTTCATCGATCTTGCGAGACGAAAGTTTCTGGTCGGGAGTGTCCGCTAAATCTCGCAACAACGCAATTTCCGTTTCCGAAAAATCGTTATAGAGATATAACGGCATGTACAAATCCCAACGCCGATTGAATTCCAACGGGAATTCCGCCGCCTGCGAAATGGACTCGATCACTTCACGGTAGGCGATCACATTCGCTTGGTCGTGGCGCTGACAGTAGCCGCCAAGATCGTTGGCACAATTCGGACGATCTGCACCAACACCACAACCCTCACATTTGGGCTCTAGCTTCCGGCGAATCAACGTAATGGCTCTTGCGGCCATAATCTGTTTTTCGGACCATTCCATCGATCAAATCCCAAAATACCATTTGAGAAACAGACCGACCAGCGCACCGGCAATCACATCGCCCAATTACCTTTGTCGGTCAAAATTTCTTTCAAGGAACGCATGTTGAACTCCTGTTTCCTTTTTTAATATAATCGTTCTGTATAAGAAGTCAATGACATTTTCAATTGACTTTAAACTTTATTTGTGGCATATTCGCCAAAATCAAGGAGTCTTAGATGTTTTGGTTTTGGATTGCCGTGGCGGCGGTCGCCTACGGTTTATGGAAGTTGTTGAATCGACGTGGCTAGAAGCACATACATTTATGTCGTTCTCGACGGCACGACCATCCTAGCATGTTTTACCGTCAAATGGGAGTGCGAAGCTTGGATGGAAAGGACGGGGAACACAGATAAAAAAATGGAGCGGTTCCCCGATGGTGGCCCACGAATCGATTACAGTTTAGGCCGAACGGTAAACCCGTAAGACTTAACTTTTCCGTAACAAATGTGCTTGTCATCGATCAAGAATACTGGCTCGAATCGATAGACAGAACCGGTTCTGTTCATCTGGATTGTATGTGGCAATTGTTGAAGTCCAGCCTTCGCAATGGCTTTCGCCGCCGCTGGCTTGGTTCCGAAGTCCTTTTTCAATGACGGCTTAGATTTATGCATTACCATGAGTCCTCGCATTACAGACTGATATAAGACGTGATTTGACCTGTGTCAAATTGGTACACGAATTATTTCGGGTACTGATTGAAGAACTTGAATGCCTGCTTCTTATTGGTAAACATTCTGCTAATGAAGTGGTTCCGATAATACCCTTGCACATACAGACACTTCATGTGCCGGGAGATGACGATACCGCCTCGCCTGTCCAGAACTATTCCTTTGGGAAGAAACATCCAAAATTCCTTTCACGAATCAATATAATAAAATTGTAGAGAATTGCAATGAAAAATTATGAAAAAGCCATGGAAGAAATCAACGAAGGGTATAGAAAGGAACTGAAACTTTGTTCCACAACCCATATTTTCCAAGACATTCGCAAGGTATTTGCCTTCCAAAATTGGCTGATGGAAGCAGTCAATGAACTTGAAGAGCGCTTCCCGAAATTCCGCAATCCAGCGCCCGTGGTTGTCGCTTTGGTGCCCAATGAAAGCGGGGGCTTGCTGATGGTTCGTCGGGCTGATTCGGGTTTGCTCGCTCTACCGGGCGGCTTTCAGAACCTTGGCGAGACGTGGCAGGAAGCGATTATTCGTGAAGTTAGGGAAGAGACTGGTCACGATGTCTCACGACCTGAATTGATGGACATCGTGACCGTCGATGGCGTGAACTTGATTTTTTGCAAGGTTCAGCCCATAGAAATTGATCTAAATCTACCGCACGACACAGAAGTAACCGAACTGGTAGTGGTCAAAGATACACCTTGGGAGTCGGAAATCGCTTTCCCAACGCATAAAGCAATGATTGAAGAATACTTTTGGAGATATGAATAGTGTGGCCTTTTACAAAAAATAAACCTAAGTTAGATCAATTTATTTTCAAATTAGATGATCTTACAGTGGATGAAAAGATTGATCTTCTCTATGATCATGTTCTTCTAAGTAAACTTGATCGTTCGCTGCCTGCTATTGGCACTCGATTGGTATTACGTATCAATCGAGATTCGACCGACATTTTGGCCAAACGATCTTATTTCTCAAAGTTGGAAAAGGTACAATGAAAGCAGTAGAATTTTGTTATTGGTTGCAGGGGATGTTCGAATTGAGCAAACCTAATGATTTGAATGCTGAACAGACGGCGTGTATCAAGGCGCATCTGGACATGGTGTTTGTTCACGATATCGACAAAACTTATCCGGAAGGCCAGCAATCGAAGCTGAATGAAATTCACAAAGCTGTGCAAAAGCCGGGAGATTTCCTCGCCAGATGCTAGTTTCCCGAACGATCAAAACGCAACATTCGGCTCGGGTGTTAGCCCGAGACAATGACGGCAATATCTATTTGCCGCTTGGCGTTGTTGAATACGGCCCATGGGCTAATGAAGTTCGATGGGTTGAAGACCCAATCGACCAGCTATGGTTCGATGATGCAAAGGCTGTGGATAAGGCCATTGCTCAAATCAAGCATGGCCAAACCAAATATCATATCGTCGGTGATGTTCAGCTTCTCACTAGAACAACCACGATTGAGATTAGCGCAACTTCACGATCAATTGCAAGTGAGTCGCTTCTTTAAGATCGATGTTGAAATCGGTTTTTACACGATCTTTCAAAAATGGTAGAAGGTAATGGTTCTGATAAACAATTTCCTTGTGACTAAATTCTTCTAGAATTTTTTCGACCGTGAGCGGCAAGTAGTTCTCGTTTAGCTCCCGCTCCCAATTGTTCTTATACCGATATTTCAGAAGAAAGTGAACCATCTGCTTTAGTTTGGTGATTTCCCCATATTTCTTCTGAAAATCTCCAAGGATATAGACATCATCCTCATTTTTCAGGAAGAATTTGGCAATCTGCCAAACGTCGTGAGTGCTGACATCATATTTTTCGGCTTCCTCCGTCATCGCCATGTCACGGATGCAGACGTAATGGTAATTCGAACGAATTCGATTCCAAAATTGCGTCACCGTCATGCTTCCCGGTTGCGCATATGAACAAATTTCATGAATGAGCGATGAACATATGACCGCTCGAATGGCCGGTGGTTTCCCTTCGGTCTTTCTTTGTGAATCGTAGTCGTTCATGGCCTTGACAATTGCGTCATAGTCCGTGGAAAAGAAGGCGTTCGGAATGTTCAGCTTCTTTGCCATTTCGATCATTTTCGGATCGTTGTCATACCCGAAATATCGATATTCCGGAAACATCTTGAACATGAATTCGATCATGCTGCCATCGGCACATCCGAAATCCATGTAGACGGTTGCTGGAATTTTAGTGAGGAAGAAAGTCTTTTCCAGAAAAGATTTCCGCATCTTCTCCGTATAGCCGCTCAAATCAATGATCGCTGGAAAGTCATTCATTCTGTGTCTTTTCTCTTTGTTTGGCCAGTGCGTGGCCCGCTGCCCAAGCCGCATAGGCAAACGTGCCTCGTTCTGGCTTTAAGTTTTCTTTATTTGGATATTCCAATCCGTTGAAATAGTATTTGGCCAAGAGAGCATCACCACGCTTCGTTGGCGGGATCTTGCTGTAAAGGTCGAACACCTTTTGGAGCTTCTTATCTTTAAATCGTGCCATGTCAATTCCTCTTTTTATTTCAATATAATCAAAATATTGAAATCGTCAAGGCCGAATCAATCAAAAACGGTGTCAAGATGGAATGTCTGACCTTTTTTGGGGTTGTACCACGTCCTGAAACCGTATAGAACTTTCGTTATGGGAAACCGGGGGCATAACCGGTTAAGGGACACATATGCTATATGAAGTTTATATTCCATCATACAAGGGTGGACTCAAAACCCTTACGGTCGCCTGTAATGATTCCGAAATTGCCGATATCCTCAGACTTCTCATGGAGAGATATGAAAGGACCATCACGGCAAAAAAGATCAAAATAGGTGTTGACATTCAATAATCCTCGCTTATATCAAGCGTAATCCGGTGGTAGCTCAGTTGGTAGAGCACAAGGACCGTAAGAAGGAACCGAAGGGAAACCTAAAGATGCCAACGGTGTCAAACAATAATGTAAGGTGTTGCAACACTTTGCATGACGATATGATACTTAGTAACGTCCGTAATTCCTTAATGTATGCATCAAAGGACAATGGTAGCTCCAATGTTTAATGATGCAGAATACACGGATGAAAGCCTTGGTGTCGGGGGTTCGAACCCTTCCCACCGGACCAATCTTCCCGCAACGGAAACACCGATGTTCTTGGCCCATGAAATGGTCAAGATTGCCGGTATCCAGAAATATGACAGAGTGTTGGAACCCTCGGCTGGCGGCGGCAATCTTGCGATGGCCGCTGTTGCCGTTGGTGCCCGAGTCACATGTGTTGAACTGAACAAGGAACTGGCAATGAAGCTTCGGAATAGCTTCATTGTGTTCAACCGTGACTTTCTTTCCATGTCATATAGTTCACTGGATTTCCTTGGCCGATTCGATGCGGTGCTTATGTGCCCGCCAAAAAATTCAATCCCCCACGTCGATCACGCTATTACCTTTTTACGACCGGGCGGCAAACTTGTCGCACTGGTCCGTAAAGATTCTCAAAATATTGAGAAATATATTGACAATTACCATCCGCTTCCTTATGATATGTTCCAGATAGACGGAAAGAATGTGGAATCGGGGCTAATTGTTTATGAAAATCCAGAAAGTAACAATCGACTCACTTAGTGGACCGCAACAGTGGTCAGCGCCAGCGGGTTGGAAGTTTGATAAGACACAGGCTCTTATCTGGGTTCGAATGGTCAATCTGTGCCGTTCATCGGACAAACTCGCTGCCACGCACAAAGTGACAAAACGTGAGTTGGCTGTCATTGAAGGCAAGCTTGACGCTCTCGCCAATATTCTCGCTTGTACTCTTGGCATGGCCGGTCATTATTGGGTCAATGCCGCCAAGGAATTTGCGAAGAGCGATCAATGAGATTTCTTCCCAAACTCACATGGAAACAGCCGGGCGGTCTGAAAGAATGTCCGTACTTTTATCGGTATGTTCTCGATTTCGGCTTCATTTCCCTTCGGCTCCATCATTGGCTTGGTGATGACGATCATCGGGCCTATCATGATCATCCGTACTGGTTTCTCACCTTTATTCTGAAAGGTGGCTATGATGACGTGTCGATCACGCCAAAAGAGGGATTTTCCTTCAAAGAAACGCTACGGGCAGGCATGTTCAGGTATCGGCCCGCCGAATTTCGTCATTCCGTGCAAAATGTCTTGCCGGGAACTTGGACATTTCTTATAACTGGAAAGCCTTCCCGACGTTGGGCTTTTTGGATTAATGGAAAGAAGCTGATGCGAGACAAATATTTTGCGGTCTGGGGCCATCACCCGTGTGATCCGACAGACAAGGATGGAGTGAAGGTCCGACCGGATGGAACTCGAATCTGATGTCGTTCGTTGTTATCTCGGAAGAGAAAAATAATGTCGAACGACTCTACAAAATCGATGGACACAAGGTCAAGGCGATCATCGACTATGACAAAGAAACCATTCGACTGCGGGCTCATGGGTTCGAAAACCTATACCCAATTTCCGTGTACCTGAAATTTCAGGGCGACATGGAAGAATTCATCAAAAAGAAGGTGTTTCTCAATGGACATTGAACGTCTCTTCTTCATGCCGTTGGAAAAATTGGAGAATCCCAAAAACGGAGAATGCATCGTCAACTCCTATTGGGTTGTCCATAAGGAACGGGGAGTTTGCTTTCAGAAGCGCCGGGAAGAGTGGGGCAAAATTCCCCCAAGGTTTTCAAGCTGTCTGCCGGTATGTCATCACAACGAAGATATGGCGAAGAATATTTTGGAGAAACTGTACGGAAGCGATGACTTCGAAGTGAGGTTCATCCCGGTAGTGTATCTCGGATATTACGCTTAGAAGCCGCCTACATGCTCTTCTGTTAGCACGTGAAAGATCATGCCATGGGATTTACAGAATTCCGTGGCTGCTTTCCATTTGTCTTGATTCGTCTGATAAGTGACTTGTTCCGTCAAAAACCGCTTGGATTTGCTATTTTTTGGGGGAAAACACTGTTTTTTTGGCTTAATTTCGATCATATAGAGCATTTTTTTGCCTGATCGAGACTTAATTTCTATAACAGCATCCGGAAAATAACGATGTACCGTACCGTCAATAGATGACTTGTACCTGATGTACATCTCTTCACAACCCCATTTCAGTACTGCCGGGTTGGTGTCAAATATTTTGTAAAATTTTCTTTCCAGATTCGATCTTGCGATAATACAGTTTGGATCACCAACGTACTTGTGAGGATTTTCAGCCACAAAGTACTTTGGTTGTGGAAGTTTAGACTTCTTCTTTGCCTTTCGGCGTTTCTGTACGTTCTCTTCTGGTAATAGAAACTTCGTCATGCCCGTATTTAGGTATAAATAGTTTCATACTATTTACGGGACATTTGATGGCAACCAAGACTCCACAAACATCTGTTACAATTACCAAAAAGTCTGCCTCGCAAGCGGCAGAAGACAAGATGAATGCCGCTTCAACATCGGCTACGACGGCTCCATTGACGTTCCCAAAGACGTTGATGTCCGAATGGAAGCATATTATTCATTTTCAGCGCTATGAATATTCCCGTGCAGATGCCAAATCCGACCCAAAGGAAGGTCGTGTAGGAAGTTTGATTACACTTCCTGTTCCGGTTGGTTTGCAAGCTAATTATTCGGCGGATTGGCAGAATGTCGATCTAGGGTTGGTAGGTAATCAACTTATCACTGCCAGCGGTGAAATTTCTGCAACCATGAGAGCCTCAAAAAAAGGTAGTCTGATATCGAGCTTGGCAGAAGGATTACAAAAATATTCCGCTACAAATCTTGGTGATAAAGCCTCTGCTTTCGCACAAGCCTTTGCACTAGACTTTGCGGGAGATACCAAATATGGACAAGCAATCGCCCGTGGGGCTGGATTAGCAGTAAATCCATATAAAGCTGTTCTGTATTCATCGCCAAATTTAAGAACTTTTGATTTTTCTTATAAACTTATTCCTTCGAATTTGCAGGAAGCAAATATTTTGCGAGATATTTCAAAAGAATTCAAGCTCGGTATGCATCCGTCTTTTGCACAAGGGTATTCAGACAATATTTTCAAATATCCGGACGTATGGAGAATCGAAATTCCATCGAATGAATATCTATTCAAATTTGTGACGTGTGCCCTTGTAGGAGCAAATTTCGATTTTCATGCAGAAGGAACAAAGTCATACTTCCGGGCCGACGAATCTATCCCAATGTCGCTTACAATGTCGTTGAATTTCCAAGAAATTTCCATCCTTACCAAAGAAGACATTGAGGCGGGGTACTAAATGTCGGCTTTTTTTGACGTATTTCCACAGATACAATATGATATCAACAAGAGTGGTGTTCCTGTTATGTCAACGAACATTATGGTTCGTTACAAAATTCGGGATGTTGTATTGAAGTATACCGAATCTCTCTTCAACTACGTTGTGCGTGATGGAGAAAAGCCTTTCGTGGTGGCAGACCGCTATTATGGTCGTCCAGAACTATCCGAATTGATTTTGATCACGAATTCTATCATCGATCCTTACTTCGATTGGCCTTTGTCTTCAACGGAATTCGATGATTACATTGAAACTAAATACGGTAGTGTTCCAATCGCTACACAAACTATCTATGCTTATTATCAAATTATCCAGCCTCGCACTCAATACTATGATGGAACAATTGTTGAAGAGCGTTCCCTTAGAGTAGATCAATCAACATATCTTGGTTTGGTGGATGATGAACGCAAATTAGTTTACGCTTATGACTATGAACATGATCTTAACGAAAGTAAGCGTGAAATTTCTCTCATTAAACCATCCTACATTCCACAAATCGAAGAAGAATTGAAGAATATATTTAAGTAATGGCTGACCAGAAACTTCCTGCCGGTAGTATAGTTATCGATACAATCACTATAAAAAGTGATTTGGGCGGCGATCCTTGGGAAATCAAGAATCTTGTTCAAGAATTCAGCATCTATGAAGCAATAACCGAACCGTTTTTGACGGCAGACATGGTGCTTTCCGACGCCCTTTCCTTGACAACAGTCGTGCCGATTGTGGGACAGGAAACCGTTCATATCAAATTCAAAACTCCTCACGATGCCGTATTGAAATCTATCGATGTAGAATTTCGCATTGTTTCTATCGAAAATGTCGTGCGCTCAAAGCCTCGCATGACCAACTATATTGTTCATCTCGCATCGGAAGAATATTTCCAAAATTTTATGACACGAATAGAGCAATCATATCGACAAAAGACGATTTCCGATATGATCAAGGATATTCATACGTCCTATTTGGTGTCTAAGAAGACACTGAACGCATCCGATACGGAGGGACAGAGAACCATTGTTATCCCTTCCATGAAGCCTACTCGGGCTATCGAATGGCTTTCACAGGAAGCTATGAGCGCCACGTACAAACCGTCTAATTACGTTTTCTATGAAGACTGCGATAGCGAATTTAATTTCAAGACAGTCGATGAATTAATTTCTTCGAATAAGACTAAGGAAAAATATTGGGCTGTCGTGAAGGATTGGGAAGACCCAAATCGTTCACCACGTGACGATGCCGGAACTGGCGCTGGCGGCGGTGCTAGACAGTCTACAAAGCCATATGAAATGCTTAAAATGACTGATTTTCAGTTCATACAGTTGTTCAATGCCGACCGTACTGGTGCCTTGGGCGGTTGGGAGAACACGGCATATTACATTGATCCGATATACTCGGAATTCACGTCATATTCCTATGATTATTTTTCGAACTATTCAGACCTTCGTCATACATCTGGCAAAGGTGGTGGAAAATTCATTTCCCAAGATAATACACTGATTTCTGCTAAAACGTCAATGGAAAATTACTTCATGACGAACAAATCTGGCTCCAATGTGGATACAGACCAGAAACCAAGTTTCTTCCATATCAAGGCCGGTTCTCTTGGATTATTGGATAATGTTCTAGTTGAAGTGACTATTCCGGGTGATACTGACAGACGTTGTGGCGATATCATCGATCTACAGTTTCCGGAATTCGGTGCCACAGACGATATTGAAGGAAAGATCAATCGGTTTGTTTCCGGTTGGTATTTGGTACTTGGCATCCGTCATATATACAATGCAGATGGTTACGCTTGTGTTATGCAATGTGCAAAGAACACTTACGAACAAGATGTTCTTCCATCGAATCCTACAGAAAATGCGGATGAAGGTGTTGTTACGGAAAATATCGCTACTTTCCCTGACAGACCATCCATTCCTACAAGCACAACAACACCGCTAAGTCCGGTATGGCCGAACTCGGGCGGGGAGAAAGTATAATTGAAAGAGATTGAACAGTTTCTAGGTAAGGGAAAATTCGACTTCGCTATCGGCGTGGTAGAAGATATTACAGACCCTTTGGCGCTCGGGCGAGTGAAAGTCCGTTGCTTCGGCTTCCATCCTGTAGATCGCAACAAGGTTCCGACCATCGATCTTCCATGGGCAACGGTGCTGCAACCTTCGGCTTCGACTTCCGGTGTTGGATTCTCACCAAACTATCTGAAACCCGATTCTTGGGTATTCGTCATGTTCTTGGATGGCGACACGGCTCAATTCCCAATGGTTTTAGGCTCGATTCCACGTGTGCATGAAGCATCCTCGCCGGGTTCCTATATCGGCAACTCCGGTTCCGGTTATCACACAGATGATTCGCTCTATTCTGGCGCTGCTACGCCTGCCAATCCGAATTCGGTAACGGGAGAATTCTACCCAACCCCACAAATAAATCCATCTGGTGGTTCGGTCATTTCGGATGACGGTTCTCACTTGACAAAACAGAATATTCCACAGTGGCCATTGAAAATTTACAAACCAACACCGGCCCGTGGTGACTATGGCTTGGCATGTAAAGATGCCGATTCGTCACTCTTCATTCATTATGCATCGGCTTTGGCCCTTGAAGAATTGGCGAGACGTTGGGGAACGCCTCCAAAAATCAATTCTGCTTATAGAACACCCGCTTACAATGCCACTTTGGCTGGTGCCGCAAAGCATTCGCAGCATCTTCATGGCCGTGCCTTTGACATTCCCTATTCATCGATAGGTGGCAATTCGCATGGAAACCTCGCCAAGTTCGCACAGACCGCCGTACAGTGTGGTTTCGTCGGATTTGGTCTGTACCCTACCTTCATCCACATTGACACAGGCTCGGGCCGCACATGGGGCGGCGCTTCACAGGCATGGTTCATTGACGCAATCAAACAAGCGGGTTGGTATCCGGGCAAGCCGGGCCTAAAAGACGTTCGCACAACCAATGCAACGACCGCCAACAACTCGACTTCGAATACCGACCCAACAACGACGGGTTCGACAACAAACGAACCAAGTACCAAAGGCGAAGTGCAAAATTTGCTCGCACAAAAGATGCGGGCACAAGGCTATAATGAATACGCCATTGCGGCAGCGACGGCCCATATGCAATCCGAGTCGGCATTCAGTCCGACCGTTACCAACTCTATCGGTGCTACCGGTTTGTTCCAATGGACCGACAATCGTAAAGCCGCCATGCTGGCTTCTGGCGCTGGCGGTTCTGCATCGGGCCAAATTGATTTCTTCCTTTCTGAATTGAATGGTTCGGAAAGCGGTGCCGGTAACAGACTTAGAAATGCTACATCGCTCGATTCGGCCAACCAAGCCATGGCCAGTTATGAACGATATGTTAATCCCGGTCCCGGTGGATATTATTCCGATGCCGAAACCGCTAGACGTGGTGCGCTCGGATCACAATATCTTGGTGGCGCAAGCGCTGGTGACGGTGCTGTTCAGTCTGGTTTCCGTGATCCCTCTGGCTCTTTGCCGTATGGTGGATATCAAGGCAAGCCGTCGACTCATCATACAGCCGTTGGTTTCAACGGAAATATGTTTCAACCAGAAATCATGAAGAATAATGATGCTCGTCTGACAACATTCCCTACAGCGGGCGACAAAGGAACAGTTGGTGAACCGCAAATGTCGGAAGCTCCACAGTATCCTTACAACTTCGTCTATGCCTCTTTGACTGGACATATGTGGGAAATGGATGACACTCCCGGTGTGGAACGTGTCAATCTACAGCATCGTTCAGGTTCTCGTCTGGCCATGGGAGCGGAAGGAACAACCCTTCTGAAAAGCCAAGGCAATATGTACAACGTCACGTCCGGTGATGCTTACCATCTCGCCATGGGTGCTTACAAAGTATCGGTAAAAGATGATATCGACATGCGTTCGACTTCTGACATCACTATGCACGCTGATGGAACCGTTACCATGTTGGTGCGCAACGATGCCGTCGAACACACGTCGGGTAAGAAAGACGTTTTGGTTGGTGAAACGCTACAAATCAAATGCACCCGTTTGATTATTGAAGCCGATAACATCGATTTTGTCGCTCACTCAAACATCACAATGGAAGCTGGTGGAGATATCAAGTTGCGGGCTGGTGGCAACATGAACACATCAACTGGTGGAGATACGACTGTATTTTCAAGCGGCGGTTTCCATGCCGATGCCGGTTCCATGAAGTGGCTTGAAGGTGAAGCCAAGGAAGTTCCGGAAATGACCGGCAAATCAACCGATCTTGGCGCTCCACAGAAGCGATCTACTGTTCTTAAATCGCCTTATCAGAGAAAAAATCCTGATATTGTGGCAACTGCCGATGACGCTATGACAAATTATGGACCGAATGATCCTACAAAGAGAACATCTGTATGAGTCTAGATTATAACGACCCAAATTACCCACAATTCAAACTTGGTGACGGGGAAGAAGCTCATGATGAAACGGTGGACGCTTCGTTGAAAACGAACGTCGTCGGGCACGAACATCCATACTTCACATCCAATGGTATGATTCAGTGCATCAATACCGCTCGGGACTTGTCGAATACCAAGGAAACTTTGCTTTCCGGAGAAATTCCATTAAAAGTTTTCGAGGATATCTCGGATGCAGCGAAAAAAACCAAGGTTCCTTACGACATTCTTATGTTCGCATGTGATTGGAAACAGGATATGACTTCCCGTTCTGACGCCTCGGATGCACAAGGCATCGCCAACCAAATGCTTGGATATGTTCCACAACTTCGCCAATCGCTTGGCCGTGATCCGATGAAAGCCGAAATGTTTATGGCCTACACTTTGAATGGAGCTTCGAAGGTGAAAGAAATCCTTGACAAAAGTATCAATTCACCAGAGGATGAAGCTCAATCGGTTGGAACCCAAAAGGATGATTTAGTCCTCAATAAAAAAAGAGGAACAAAGACCCAAAAGAGAACCAACCGTGAAGTATATGACTACTTCTACAAGCGTTGTGGCTTCGCCGGTAAGATGCAGTTTCTACAGGATTTGGGCAAGGACAAGTATAGTTCTTAGTTGTCCACAGCCTCGCCAACGTCTTCATCCGAAGACGACTTTAATTCATTGAGATGTTTGTAGAATTCTTTCTTGTGAGCGGCACAGTAGTCCCCTCTTTTGTCAACGTGAACAGCCGACATCATGTCCTGAATGCGCTGATCGATCTTTTTCTGAATTCTCGCCTTCATATTCGGATATTTGACAAGAATCTGTTCGCCAAGCTCGATAGCATCCTTTGCCAAACGCAACGGACGCTGTTCGAAATAGCAAAAATCGTTCAGATTTTCAGCCGCCACGGCGTGGATGTAGTCTTTTACATAGAAATCTTCGACCGGCGTTACGGCATTGGCGGCGACTGCACTCGAAAGCAGCATCGCAGCGGCTACAAGAAACTTCTTCACTTTAGTTCACCCTCTGTTGGTTAGTACCAATCTCACCGCTCATATACACATTATTTGAGCGAAAGTCAAGAGGGACAATATAAATATTTTCAGCCCACAGGAATTAACCCATGCCGTTTGATATAACCGAAAATACAATCATAGACGTTGGAATTCAATTATCCAGAAATTTCAACCTATCTCACCTTACTTCTGGTGCATACAATCCAGTTACAGCAACTTGGATGCCTAAATTCTCTGCCACACTTATTCCGGATTCTCGTTTGCCGCTCAACCTCACGGGCGGAAACAATATGCCTCTATGGAAGATAGTATCAAATCTACAGTCCGGCGCAAGAGGAATGTTGGAAGGTCTGCTAGGAAATTTTGGCCCGGATTTGATCATCAAAGCAGCGTTCATGAACAACATTCCACAAAACGGCCTACCAAATGAAATCTCTCACTTGATCGGCCTTGGCTTCGATATCCAGATTCGCAATTTCGAAGACAACATGTACAATATTGTCAAGGAAATCCAGCCATTTACCCGAGTGGCAGACTCGCTCAATCTGGTGAATGGAGCGCAAAATTCATGGCTGCACGTCGATATCAACCCGAACAAGCTCGGGATTGCGCCTTCAATGTTGCCGAATCCACAAGTATTCACGTCAGACCTTGTAAGTGGCATCACCACACAAGGTCTATCGGCTATACGAGGGTTTCTTTAAACTCCTTATAAATATCAATATCAAGAATGGAGAGAGAAAATACCACTTTTAGCTTTGGTTGGCGATCTAAATTCGCATGGTGCGGGCGCATTGCAGACTCCTCCACAGACAACATGGACAGTCGGCGGTAAGCTGGTGACAACGGTTGATACCGTGGCGGGAGGCGATTTAGCCCCTCATCCATCCGGTGCTACCAATTCTTCTACAGGCTCCGGAAAATGGACAGTTGCCGGGAAAGCAATTCATAGACATGGCGACTCTCGATATTGCGGTGCATCGACGGTGGTTTCATCGCAAACACAAATTACTATAGGGGCATAATGGTTACGAAACTTACGAAAAAAGATATCTATCGTGATTTATCTTTGAAATTTATTCCCCATCCGGAAACCGGAGCGGTGAATATTGTCAAGAATGAAAATGCGGTCAAGCAGCAAGTCAAAAATCTTATTTTCACCAATCACTACGAAACCTTGTTCCGTCCAAAGGTATTCGGTGGTTTGAACGAGTCCCTTTTCGAAAGTTTCGACCCCGTGACGGTACAAACAGTCAAGACGGCGATTTCTGATGTTATCGCAAATTATGCGGAACGTGCTGAATTGCTTTCTATCACATTGACAGACAATCTTGACGCCAATTCATTCGAAATAACCGTAGTCATCAAACCATTGAGTTTTCAACATCCGGTCGAAATTTCACTATTTCTAGAGAGAACACGTTAATCTAAATGGCATTAGCTAACACAAATTTGCAAGTTTCAGAACTTGGTTTCTTCGAAATCAAAAATAATCTCAAAAACTTTTTGAGAGCAAAGCCAGAATTTACCGATTTTGACTTCGAAGGTTCAACCATGTCTACATTGTTGGACGTGCTTGCATACAACACATATTATAATTCGTTCTATCTGAATATGGTGGCAAACGAAACTTTCCTCGATTCGGCAATCATGAAGGAAAGCGTTTATTCTATTTCAAAAATGCTAAATTATACGCCACGTTCGGCTCGTTCGGCTCGGGCGCAGTTGTCCATTTCGTTCACACCGAATGATTCTCCATCGGAAATTGTTATTCCAGCGTACACCAAATTTTCGACAACTATTGATGGCGTAGTTTATTACTTTTCAACACTTGCCGACTATGTTGTTCAGTCAGCCGGTGGTGTATATCAAAAAAATATTGATATCTATGAAGGCGTCGTGCTTTCTAACAAATATACAGTGAACGCTACTCGCAAACTCTATGAAATTCCGGTGGCTGGTGTCGATACTTCAACAATGACCGTCGAAGTACAAGCATCGTCTACCTCCACGACAAAGACCACATACACGCTCGTAAAGGACGCTACAGAGGTTTCAGCGACTTCTACTGTGTACTATCTACAGAAAAATTCCAATGGCTTCTATGAAATCTATTTTGGTGATGGCATTCTTGGTAAGGCACTCGACTTAAACAACATCGTGACAATCACATTCCGTGCTTGCAACGGTGAAGCGCCAAATAATGCATATTCTTTCTCGAAAATCGGTTACACAGGCTATAATAAAGATAGCCCAACGGTAAAGTACATCTGCAATATCGTGAGTGTCACACTTCGTGCCCGTGAGGGACAGGATGAAGAAACTATCGATTCAATCAAGTTCAATGCGCCTCGCAATTTCGAGATTCAAAATCGTTTGATCACGGCGGCTGACTACAAAAACTTCATTCTCTCAAATTACTCGGATATTGAAGCAGTGAACGTATGGGGCGGCGAAACCCATAATCCTCCACTCTATGGTAAATCGATCATTGCAGTTAAGCCGGTCACTGGCTTTGTTATTACAGAGAACCGCAAATCGGAAATCATCAACGACATTAAGAAGTTCAATCCTATGTCAATTGATCCGGCGATTATCGATCCTGTATTCTTGTTTGTCAAGCCAGTGGTTCAAGTAAATTACAATTCAAGTCAGTCGCTTCTTTCAGTTGACGAACTTTTTTCAAAGATCGCCACAAACGTTCAAAATTTCGAAACGACGGAGCTTGGTGTATTTGGCAATAGATTCCGCCAATCTAAATTCTCAACCATGGTCGATAATTCTGATAATGCAATTGAATCAAACCAAGTCTCCATCACGATTGAGAAACGTTTTGCGCCGGTCCTAAACTCTAAGTTTAACTACAACGTGGATTTCCAAAATCAACTATACTGCCCTTTCACTGAATATCAAGGGTGTATCTCTTCGAATGGTTTTGAAATAGCCGGTTCTGACCAAACAATGTATCTCGATGACGACGGGAACGGCACCTTGCGCCTCTACTATCTGGTGGGGTCTACAAAGAACTATTACGATAACGACGTTGGAACGGTTGATTACCTGAATGGCACTTTGAGTATGAAGTCGTTCATTTTCACAGATTATGATGACGAAGTTGTTATTTCTGCACAACCGAATGCCACAGATATATACTCACAAAATAATCAAATCATTCTTTTGTCGAATCCTACATTCAATATGTTCGATACGTCAAAGAGTAAATTGATCTTTACTGATATCGTGCAAGTGATTGGTAATGAAACATTAATCGATGTGGACGGTATCTCTAATACGGTAACTCTTTAATGGCACAGTCCAATTCTATCTCCATTTTTGTCAAGTCACAGGTGCCCGATTTCTGGAATCGGGATGGCGAAGAATTGGTCAATTTCATTAAAGTATACTATGAATGGCTTCAACAATTCGAAAATCCAATACAGGTTTCTCGGAAACTTGCTGACTATAAAGATGCCGATCTAATACCGGATAAGTACTTCCAATTCATGCGAAATGAATTCATGAAGTCTATTCCAGTTACATTGGTTGATGATCGTCTTCTATTGAAGAATATCGTTGATTTCTATCGTGCCCGTGGTACGGAAAAAGCATACAATATGCTGTTTCGTATCCTATACGGCGACGAAAACGTTTCATATTATTATCCCGGCAAAGACATTCTAAGAGCTTCTGACGGTAAGTGGGTTATCGAGCGTTCATTGAAATTGAATCTCAATGTTCCTTTGAGCAAGATTGAAGATGTTGTTGTTATTCGTGGTGCATCATCCAATGCCACCGCAAGAAAAGACAAGTTCATTTCATATGTTGTTAACGAAGTTCAAACAAATGAATTTTATATCAACAACATATTTGGCACATTTGAAATCAATGAAGGTATTCTAGACGATAATACCGGAGAACAACTCGGCTTTGTTACTGATTTAGTCACATATCCGGGCGGATGGATCGGAACAGACGGATTTTTGTCGTCAAACAAATATCTTGAAGACAATTTTTTCTATCAGGAATACTCATACCAAATTCGTTCCTCACACGCCATATCAGAATATGAATCCATTGCGAATCAATTAGTGCACCCTGCCGGAACGAAATTGTTCGGTGCGGTGGATATGCTTGCATCTGCCGATTTTTCTGAAATCAATCTTTCGTTGCTGTCAAATCTAGAAAATGTAGGTGATATTTCAAAGATCACCATTTCCTATGAACTCATTCTAAACGAAACGGCGATTAATGCAACAAGTAATTGTGCGGCCATCACTTGGGTAACACAAGCTGGTACGCAACAAGCCGAAATGCAGAATACAATTGGGTTTTGGAATACTATTCCAGTATTCCAACAATTTGGTAATTTTTCTCTTGCCGATTTGTCTAAAACTATTGTGTTTAGATCAAACGTTCCTTCTTTCACTATGTCGAGTTGGACTCCAATAAAGATATTGGACACAACACATTCTGCAAACACGTATTATTTCCCGCAATACGTGGTGAACAATACCGTTTTAATTCTTTCGGCAGAATATCAGTATGGCAACACCGCTGGCTTGCATTATCAATTGTCAACTTCTCAACACCATTCATCAACATTTGTTACAGAAGCTAATGACACTATTTTATCAGCCGCTAAGTTGGCACTGAAAGGTACTTCATCTATAACAGAATCTGTTGATACTGTAGCATCTGCCGCTCTCAGCGGATCAGACCCATATTTCTCTAATGTGGTATTCCTTGCAGGATTTAACGGAACTAATGGTGCGACAAGCACCACAGATGAAAGTTTGGCTGGCCATACACCATTAACATTTAATGGCAATGCAAAACTGGACACAACACAATTTAAATTCGGTGTTTCATCCGCTGCTTTTGATGGGTCTGGTGACTATATTTCGATTCCAGATAGTGCAGATTGGCAATTGTCTACATCAAACTCCGATCAATACACTATCGAATTTTGGATGATGCCACATGACACTGGTAGTTCCATTCCATATGTAATGGGCCAGACCACTGGCGGATGGGCTTGGTATATTGATTACAACCTTCAAAGGCCGTCATTTGCTTGGTCATCGGACGGAAGTAATTTCCAATCTCTTGGTTCCGGAGCGGCCCCTTCCATCAGCGTTGATAACTGGCACTTTATCGCCATCAGTAAAAATTCCAGCGGCAAGATTAGACTATGGCGTGATGGCACATTAGTTGCAAGTGCGACGCCTGCGAATAGTGCCATATTCAACTCAACAGGCCCTCTCGAAATCGGTCGTTCACTTAGCTCTGCTATCTACAATGGTTGGCTTGATGAAATTCGTATCACCAAAGGTATATGTCGCTATGACACAGACGGCTCTATCACAGTACCAACCGCTGCCTTCCCGAGAACCTAAGAATTTGATTATAAATATATTTAAATCATTACAGGATAAACCATGACAGGAACTATTACCAAGAGATTTCGTCTTTTTGCAGCGGAACAATTCAAAGAGCTTTTCGATGAAGCCGCTTTTGAAAATCTCTATGTGTTTATCGGGCGTCCAAAGCCTTGGACCGACGATAACAATCCTCCCACACCAGTAGACTCGGTAAATGCCTCTGAATATCAGATTTGGGACAACATCATCTCTGCAAAGAAAGTTGCGGCGGGAGATGTTACGTTTGCAGGCCCAAGATACAATTGGACAAGTGGCCAAGTCTACACAGAATATAATACAGATACACAGTTTCAAGATAGTCAGTTCTTCGTCCTGACGGATGAATATAACCTGTATAAATGCATGTACAATAATAAGGGTGCGGCGTCAACAGTTAAGCCTTCCGGTCGTTTGACTTCCGTTTTCTCTACCGGTGACGGTTATAAGTGGAAATTTATGGGTGAAGTGTCCGCTCCGGACGCCGTTAAGTACGTGACAACAACATTCGTGCCATTGAAAAAACTTACAGCGGATGACGGCTCTTTCCAATGGGATGTTCAATCCGCTGCCGTTGATGGTTCAATTTCAACCGTTCGTGTCGCTGCGGTTGGTTCCAACTACAAGACCAATTCGGGCACAGTCACAACCTCCAATACGACAAAAGTCACTCTCGCATCGTCTGCCAACTCAACTGGTGGCATCTATGTTGGTTCATCGATCTACATTACGTCCGGCACGGGTGCTGGTCAGAAGCGTGTGATCACCAATTATTCCGGTGCTTCCAAGATTGCCACGGTATCGCCTGCATTCTCGATTGCGCCGAACGGTGGTTCAGCCTATTTGGTTTCCCCAACTATCTCCGTAACATCTGGCGATGGAACCGGATTCTCGGCTTACTCAACCGTTTCGAACGGTACTATTTCGACAGTCGAAGTGATCAATGAAGGGTCTGGTTACAGAAGAGCAACCTTGGCTGTAACGGCCAACACGGGCTCTGGTGCAAGCGTCGTTGCCCAATTGTCGCCTAACGGCGGTCACGGATCGAATGCTGTCTATGAATTGAACGGCTACAATGTCATGATGTTCGTGCAATTTTCGGGTGACGAAGCTGGAAAATTCTTCTCGAATAACGATTTCCGTGTCATCGGGGTACTTGCAAATCCATTGCTGGCGAACAATTCGATTGCCACGGACACATCATATCTTGTTGCTCCAAAGCTCACTCTCACTTCTCAATCGGGTTCCTTCCTACCAGATGAAACCATCACAGGTGGAACATCTGGCGCAACCGGCGTGTTCGTTGAAAAAGCCAACACAACTTCAATTATTGTAACAAGTGTGGTTGGTTCATTCACGACTTCGGAAACGATCACAGGTGGAACATCGGCAGCAACCGCAACAGTATCTTCAATCGTAGCTTCACCGCTAAAGAAGTACTCCGGTTCGCTTCTATATGTCGAAAATAGATCACCGATTGTTCGTTCTGTTAATCAGGAAGAAAACTTCCGTCTCGTAATCAATCTGTAATATCTCTTATAAATAATTGATATTCCCTCATAATTAAAGACAAAGATGGCATCTAATACTATCAGTTTTTCCTATAATACTGACTTCAATGTAAACCCTTGGTACGATGACTACGATCAGACCAAGGGTTTTTATCGTATTGTTTTCAAGCCATCGGTTGCTGTTCAAGCCCGTGAATTGACTCAGCTTCAAACTATGCTTCAAAAGCAGATCGATAGATTTGCAGAGCATATTTTCAAAGAAGGTTCTTTGGTAGCTGGTGGTCAATTCCACATCGATACCGATATTGATTACGTAAAAATCAACGATACCACATCTGGTGGCGGTGCCGTGGTGGTCAATAACCTTGTTGGCGCAACCATGACTGGTGCGACGACTGGTGTCAAGGCTTTTGTTGTCTCTGTTGCGGATGGATCACAGGCGGCAACCGACAAGAAAACTCTTTTTGTCCGTTATACTTCATCGGGCACAGATAATGTGACCAAGGTTTTTGCCGATGGTGAAATTCTAACGTCTAGTGCCGGTAATGCAGTTGTTTTTGCAACCTCTGCCACAGGTAAAGGCGCAACTTTTACCATTGATGACGGTATTGTATTCTCAAAAGATCACTTCATTACATTTGTGAAACAGACGATCATTCTTGATCGATACACACAAACTCCATCTGCACGTATCGGTTTCAATGTTCTAGAATCGATTGTCACCGCACAAGACGACCCAACTCTAAATGATCCGGCTCTAGGCGCATATAACTATGCCGCTCCGGGTGCTGATCGATTCAAACTTGAAGCTGTGTTGGCCAAGACCGACCTTGACGATGTTTCTGGTCCACCAAATTTTGTTGAACTTTTCCGTATTCGTGACGGCATTTTGGAAGTCACATATGAAAGAACACAATATTCAGCTATTCGTGATGAATTAGCTAGAAGAACCGACGCTGATTGTGGTGACTTCTATGCTACTGGTTTGAACGTTCGTATTCGTGAACACAAAGATAATGGCACAAATCAGGGTCTATACACAACAACTGGTAATACTTCGTTGTTGGTTGCTGGTGTTGAGCCCGGCTTGGCATATGTCAAGGGTTACGATGTCGAAACTTTGGTGACAAAGTACACAGACGTTCGTAAGGCCATCGATGCACAGAACATCAACAACCAAGTTTCACGCACTCGCATGGGCAATTATTTGCGTGTGAAGGAACTTTGTGGTTCATGGGACATGAACAGTGCTTCGGTTGTCTGGCTTTACAACACTGCACAGGCACGTTTGACGAACCTTGGTTTCTCTACAGCGGCACAGACTGGTGCGGCTATCGGTAATGCGAAAGTTCGTGGTATTGAACTCCATTCCGGTGTAGCCGGAACTCCTTCTGCACAGTACAATGTGTATTTGTTCGACGTTAAGATGTCGAATGGTGCCTTCTCTTCTGTTCGAAGCCTGTATTTGAATAACGCTTCAACAGCGGACCTTGGAGCGGACGTTGTTCTTGATCCTATCTCGAATACAGCCACTTTGTTGGAAACATCCCTTGACGCCTCAATCTATGATATTGGCGCTGGTGCGGTTAAGGCCATAAGAGATTCGGGAGGTAATGTTGATACCTCTTACTCTTTCACTAAATCATTCCCAATTTCTATCGCCTCTGGCGGTACATTCACCATCAACACTGGTGCCGTGGATGAAATTTTCCCATATGGTGTTGGTGGCCTTGTAGATGACGATAAGGAAGAGATTATCATCTCTCTTGACGCCGCTGCTACCAAAACCATGGGCGGTACAGTTGCCACTCACTCAAATACAACCATCAATGGAACATCGACATTCTTCACCCGTTTGAATGTTGGTGATAAAATTTCGATTTCGACTGTTACTGGCACATTTTTTATCGATCAAATCGTCTCTGACACAGTTCTAAAAACCACTGTGGCAATTCCTTCGACAGTTACCGGACAAACTTTCACTAAACAATACAAAATCGGTGATATTGTTGATTTCACAGGGAAGGGTGCGGACGCCGGAACAGATAGAACGATCACGATCAATTCGTCAACAAGCGCATCATTCGACATGAAAGAAACCTTGTCGGCCACAACCGCTGCTACGGCGACATTGCGCTTGACAAAGACAACGGCACGTGAAACGGCGAAGCTTCTTCGTCCATCTCGTTATGTGAAGATCGATGGAGCTACTTCCGGCACAACCGGCCCATTCAATTTGGGTATTGCCGACGTGTATCAAATTCGTTCGGTTCGAACAAAAAGTTCAGCTTTCACTGCCTCTACAGACGGTACAGACGTAACAAGCAATTTCATCTTCGACAATGGCCAGCGTGATAATCTTTATGATCATGCAACGATCACACCGATTACGCCTATCGCCTCGGGTGATTACCTATTGGTTTGCCTCGACCACTTCGAACCGTCATTTACACAAGGCTTGGGTTATTTCTCTGTAGATTCATACCCAATCAACGACGCTACAATTTCGGATACGTCGATCTTGACACAACAGATTCCGGTCTATGTGTCGCCAACGACCGGTATCCGTTATGATCTTCGCAACAGTCTTGATTTCCGTCCTGTGAAGGCGGCTACTGCTACCAGTTCAACGACTGTTGCGGGCGCTACAGCCAACCCGGCCAAGACAACAAGCTTCACGGCACCATCTGGTGGTCTACATCTTCCTTCGCCAAGCGGACAGGTAACATACGATTATTCGTATTACATGTCTCGTAAGGACTTGGTGATTATGGATTCCGCTGGAAATATTTCTATTGTGGAAGGTCAGCCAGCCACGGTTCCGATCACGCCAACAACGCCTCCAAATGCCATGGCTTTGGCCACATTGACAATCGCTCCATACCCGTCATTGTCGCCTGCCTATGCCATCGAGTCAAATCGCCAAGATTTGGCTTGCACAGTCAAGAAAACGGCATACAGAAACTACACAAAACGTGATATTGGCGTTTTGGATGAACGTATTTCAAATCTGGAATACTATAATCAGTTGAATTTGCTTGAAAAGCAAGCTTCGGATTTGTCTATCCTTGACGAAAATGGCCTTGATCGCTTCAAAAACGGTATTTTCGTTGATACATTCCGTGATCACTCACAGGGTGCGATCACAAATCCTGATTACTCAATCGTTGTCGATCCGAAGGAACAGAGTATCCGTCCACAATTCGATATGGACTCGGTTGGATATCAATATGTTTCGGGTTCTGGTGTTCAGCAATCGAACAACTTGATCACTCTTCCATACACGGAAGTTTCGTTCATCGAACAACCATACGCCACAACTACAAGAAACTCGACAAACGCCGTCTACAACTTCATTGGTTTGTTGACATTGACTCCAGACTCCGACGTTTGGGTTGATACTGTTCAGTTGCCCGACACGATGGTTGGTGATTCTACACCGACAAGCGTTCCTCCGTTGCAAACAACATGGGATTCTTGGCAGACAACGATCACAGGCTATAAAGTTTACAACAACAGCACTGGCGCTCTGATTGGTACGTATACCACGGAAGCCGCTGCTTTATCGGCTGCACAGACAACAAGCAACAGAACCGGTCAATCAACAAAGATTGAACAGTTTGGTTCGCAGACACGCTCGGGAACGACCACAACGTCAAGCGTTGTTTCGACAACAGAGAATCTTGGAAACAAGGTTGTTGACGTTTCGATCATTCCATACATTCGTCCACAGACAGTTCTCTTGTCGGCACGTGACATTAAGCCAAACACTCGTCTATGGGTTTATGTCGATGATGAATTGATGTCGGACTATACGACGCCAGCGAACAGTTCTTATTCTACAACTGGTGTCGAAGGTGCAAACTGGATTTCAGGCACGGACGGCAAAGCTTACGCATTGCTTCGTTTCCCTGATTCTGGCAAGCGATTCCGTACCGGAACGAAGAAAATTCGTGTGTCGGATAGCCCAACAAATGAAGATGATTCAACGACATATGCATTGGCATATTTCACTGCCTCGGGCTTGATTCAACAAAAGCAAGACACAATCCTTTCAACCAATGTGGTTGTAACCTCACAGGATGATGTGTCACAGACTGGTGGCGTACAGGGTAATGTTACAATCATTAACCCAATCAGAAACCCCACAACGTCAACAACCACGACAGGCCGTGGTGGCAATGGTGGAAGTCGTAGTGACTGTATGGCATATACATTCTTTATCAATGCTCCTACAACAGAAGAAGGTATATTCCTCACAAGCTTCGATTTGTATTTTGAAGCTAAAAATGCAAGCTTTGGTGCATGGTTTGAAGTTCGTGAAGTGGATAATTCTGGTAACATTACTAGAAATACAGTTCCATATTCTGTTGTTGCTCTAGAACCAAGTCAGATTCAAATTTCTGATGACGCTACAGTGGCGACAAGAATTTATTTCCAATGCCCAATTTTCTTGTACAACAACGTCGAATACGCTTTGGTTATTCACCCAACTGCTACAAATCCAGATACTTATGTCTGGATTACGAAGCTTGGTGAAGCTGACGTTACAACTGGTCAAAATGTTGTAAGCAGAAAATATACAGGAACGTTGTTCGACACAAACAACAATATGGATTGGACTCCAGTTCCAAATGCCGATTTGAAGATCACCTTCTATCGTGCCGACTTCACCACAAACTCGACTGGTACAGCCAACTTTGGTAACAAGCCATTCGAAAAATTCATCATGTCTTCCGTTACTTCGGATTTCGACAAGTTCGGTGAAATCGTTAGAGGTCAGAACAGAATCACAATCTCGGGTAACACTGCCGCTATCGCAGTTGGAAACCGTCTTGTTGGCGCTACTTCTCACGCAAACAGCCAAGTTGTTGCTATCTCTGGCGGAACCTATCGTTTGTCAGCTAACTCCATTATGAACTATACATCCGGCGAAACACTGACAATCAAATCAAACACAGGAACCACAAGAGGAACAGCCACTCTCGCAACCGTAACATACCCAAGCGGCTCATTGTACAGCTATCGTGCCGTGAATGCAACTTTGACACATCTCGAATTGCGTGACACTACTGGTTATTGGGAAGACGGCGAAATCATCATTGGTTCTGCCTCTGGTGATCGTGGCACAATTGGTTCAAAAATTCCAATCAAGTACTCTGTTGTGGACTTCGAACCAAACTATTTGACTTTCCAGAACACGTCTCTTGGCTGGACCATGAAAGGAACATCGAATACCAATTCGTTGGATTCGACTTCAATTGCCGTAATTCCAGACGACAATAATTTCTTTACTTCTGAAAAGAATTTGCTTGGTCGTTCGAAGGAAGTTGATTTGATTTCGAGCGCCCGTTCTAATCAGGCTGTAGCCTCGATTGTTTCAAGCACTCCTTATGTGTCGCCAGTGATCGATTTGAACAGAACACATGGCGTCTTTGTTCATAACGTTGTAAATGCCAATACGGCTAATGAAACTGCGGCATCCGGTGGTGCAGCACAGAACAAATATATTTGCAAAACTATCACTTTGGCCGAAGGTCAAGATGCAGAAGATTTGAAAGTATATCTGACTGCTTACCGTCCACCAAATACAGACGTTTTGGTCTATGCAAAAATTGCGAATAACGAAGACTCGGATACCTTTGAAAGTCATCCATGGATTCAATTGGAAACATCTGACACTGTATTCTCTTCTATCTCTAATCAGAACGATTGGATTGAATACGAATTTGGTTTCTCTGATACAATTATGACCGGTCTATTCGGTGCTGTTCAGTATACAAATTCGAACGGCGTTGCATTCTCTGGTTTCAAACAATTCTCGATAAAAATTGTTCTAACATCAACGGATTCGGCCATGGTTCCAAGAGTGGCAGACCTTCGTTTGATAGCTCTACAGATGTAAAAATATGGATGCACGAACCGAAGTTCCCGGTATTTTCAGAAATGAGGATACCGGGGCTCTAATAAATAAAGACAATAAATCTTTGGAAGCTTACCGCAAAAGAAGACAGACGGCAAAAAATCTCCTTGTCATGGAAAAGCGGATTGCCATACTCGAAAAAATGGTGAGTGACCTTGAAACTAGATTAAGAGCTTTGGAAAATAAATGACAGTAATAACAGCAACTATTATGGACGTTCGCCCAACATCTTCGGTGACGCTCACACAATTTGGTAACAATGTTAATAGAATTGTTACCGACATTACATCGATCAATTCTGATGTAATTGCTGTTACTGCAAACGTCATAACGTTGACTGCAAATGTCGCTTCCCTAACTTCCAATGTTAACACCATTAAGACACAGATTGTTACAATCAATAACACTCTGGCGTCAAATAATATTACGGGTATCACAGGACTTTCCGGAACCGGATTGGTGGCCAGAACCGGTAACGGAACTTTCTCGTCACGTACACTCACGGCTCCCGCCGCTGGTTTGACCATCGGTAACGGTGATGGTGTTTCTGGCAATCCGACAATAGCCTTGGCCAATGACTTGGCTGCTTTGGAAGCTCTGGCCTCTACCGGTATTGCCGTTCGTACAGCCGCCGACACATGGGCTCAAAGAACGCTCACTGGCCCTTCTACTGGTTTGTCTATCAGTAATGGTAACGGTGTTTCCGGCAATCCGACAATAGCTCTCGCAAATGATTTGAATGCCCTTGAGTCATTGACTTCTACCGGTATCGCTGTGCGTACAGCCGCCGACACGTGGGCTCAAAGAAGCGTGACGGTTTCCGGCGCTGGTGTTTCTGTATCGAATGGTGACGGTGTTGCCGGAAACCCAACGATCACATTGGCCAATGACTTGGCTGCTTTGGAAGGTCTTGGCGGCACTGGCTTTCCGGTTCGTATAGGTACTGACACATGGACTCAGAGAGCTATTACAGGAACTTCTCCGGTTTCGGTTTCGAATGGTGACGGCGTTTCGGGTGTTCCCACAATTTCCGTGGCGGCATCATCAACTGCGGCATCCGGTATCGTTGAATTGGCGACAACTGCCGAAACACAGGCGGGTACAGATGCCGTAAGAGCGGTAACACCAGCGGGTTTGGCAGGGTCTATCGGCGTTACAGTGCAAGGATATGATGCTGCTACTGTTAAATCCAACGTCACAAAGAATTTCACGGTTGGGTATACGGCTACAACGCCAGATTTGGGCACTACTTCGTCTGGCACTTGGACGCCAAACATGGCTTCTGGCAACTATGTTCTCATGAGAAATGGTGGGACATTTACCATAGCTCCACCATCAAATGACGGTAGCATGGTTGTGTATTTTTACAACTCTGCACCGGGAGCGATTACTTTCTCCGGTTGGAATAAAGTTACTGGCGATACTCTTAACACAGTAGTGGGAAATGCTTTCTTCTTATTCATCACGTCTATTGGTGGTGTTAAACACTGCCACATTCAGAAAGTTCTAGGATAGTGTTTTTTCCAGCGTCTATTCCATCAGTAGTTCTAGTTGGTGTATCTGATGTAATTTCAGCACTGAAAACTATTTCATCGAGAAATGCGATGATTTCTAAAACTTCTGTTAATCAGGGGTTTGAAACCAATACAACTGTTGGTCCGTTTAATGAAGCTTTTGATTCTACCTTTGCAACCGCAACGTCTGTTTCCGGCACTTTAACATATCCCCAAGCCGCAATCAGTTTACAGAGTCGATGGACCACATTGTTGGTCTTGAATGAAGGTAGCACACCCGGAACTACTGTTGTGAACGTTAATAGTGGGGCTTATTCAGCAACAGATGAAACATTATTGTACAGCAAAACGACCGGTGTTGGTACTGCTTTCAAGTTACTTCAATTTCAAGTGCCAATTGGCTTTGGAAACTTAACGTCCGTCGCTGCAACCTTCAATAAAGCAAGTAGCACATCTGATACGAACTCACAAATGGTCTATGTTCTTCCCGGTAGATGGAGTGGTGTATCTAATGCATTCTATGCTGGTGGACAAAGCACTTCGTCATCTCATAGTACAACAAGTCTATCAGTAGCACAAAATGATTTAGTATTCATCAAAGGCGGATTGAGTATAGCTGATTCTGGTATTCCTTCAATTTCACATGGAGGACCAACAAATACTAGGATTCTAGAAACAAACAATACATATGGTGGCAATTCTAGACAAATTGCATTGAATACAATGGATGCTGCTGGAACTTTTACTACTGACACTTCTTATACATCTATAACAACGGGTGGTGGCGGTGGTCACGGTGGTGGAGGCACCACGACTACCTTTTATTTCTACAGCAATTTTGTACAGAGTATGAGATTTGTAGAACCGTGAGAAACGTAAGATACGTAGGAACCTTCAAGATTCTCCATCTTGAATTGCCCGGATTGACATTCGAGATTCCGCCAGCCCATGTTTACAACAATGAATGGGTTCTCACTAATCCAAATGACTATGTGATTGAAGAAGTCAAACAAGCAATTATAGAGGCTTATAACACTGTATGGACAGAGAAAGTAATTGCCGCATACAAGAAAAGCAGAGAAAGTGACATTGTAGCTTCTTATAGTGAGAGAACTTTAACCGATGAACAATTCGCTGAAATTTTAAAAGCAGTTCCGGAATTACTCCCTTCCGAACAATTTTTTCGACCGAATAAGACATTCATAAACAAAATGAAAAAACTTCATGGTGGCAAACATGTCATCGATTGCGGCGCTGGTAACGGCTCCACAGGAAAGGCCCTTTCAGATGCCGGGTTCGACGTAACTTGTCTCGATATTATGCCATATCAAAGTTATGAATTTCCAGTAGAGATTAAAGATGCAACAAAATTTGCATTCGACAGTTCCATGGTGTGTCTGGTTTGCAGACCGGATCGTGAAGACTGGTTTGTAGAAACAATAAAGAATGCTCTATCCAACGAATGTCCTGTAATTTATGTTCGAAAGAAAAACATAGTTTCTTTAGATGCTAAATTAATAGCCAAACATGTAGGCGAGGACGATGAATTCATGTTTTCGATCAAACCGTAACCTCTGCTTGCAATGGATGAATGGTGTAAAGGGATTACCACAAACCCATTACATGTTTCCGAACATGCTAAAAGTGGCAAATTTGGTTGACGCAATCCTCGAAAAGCATGACTTAAGAAACTGCATTTTTGCAGAACTTTACAATAACATGAATTTTGAGCAAACGCTGACATGGCGTTTTGGTTCGCCAAAGACAGACCTTTATGTATTCACACCAAATAAAATGTATCTCGATAAAGTTAATCCATTCCTCCATCAATGGAAGGAATGCGACATAGACCACGATGTCACAAAAATTTTTGGAACAAAATATAGTCAAGGCTCTCGCATTATAGATTTACCAGACAAATATAATCTCTTTTTATTGCAAGACAATATTGGACCTGAATATGATCATATGCTTGATGCGATGAAATATGCGGAAGAACAAAAAGTATATACTGTTTTCAAGCAGCATCCATTGACCGAAATTTGTATACATAATTCTGACTACATAATTTTTGCTGATGCAAATTGTAACCTTGATCATTTGTTGGACAATGCCGACAAAGTGTTTAGTTCATGGTCCAGCGTGAGCCTCAATGCCATGCTGAAAGGCAAACCATGTGCTACCTACGACACGATGGCATTTTCGGAAATTGTCCCGAAAATTGACAGTGCATATCAGCTAGAGGATATCGAACCGGTCAATCAGGATGATTTAAGTCGATTCCTATCATGGTTCACACATAAACTCTGCATCGACGTTTCCAAGGAAGGATTTGAAGAAAAAATTGAGCAACGAATTGTATCGTTTCGATAAGCCATGGCCGCATATTGTTATTGATGATTATTATACCGAAGGGCAGATGGCTTTGGCCGTTATGGAAATTTTCGCCGTGCTTCGAAATGATCGAAGCGAATTCATCACCAAAACAGCGGACAAAATTTTCATTACGAAAAGCAATCTATACAAAAATTCAAAATTTCCGAATACCAAAAATTTGTTAGAAAGCAGAGACACAAAAAATTTCCTCGAATATTTTGCGGATAAACGAAACTATTCAAACCTTACTCTCTATGGTGAGGCTATCCTGTGTCTAGATGCATCAGAACACCCCATTCATGACGAAGCTGAAAATAAAGTCATTTCCGCTGTTACCTATCTCTATCCACAGGAAGGACAGGGAACCTTGATCTATGACCAAGAAAAAAATTTCGTCAAGCAAATCGAATGGAAGCCAAACCGCATGATGGTGTTCGCTGGCAAAACTGGCCTAACATGGCACTCCTACAAATCGACAGGTGGCATTCGTCTTTCTCTAAATTCCTTTCTTTTAAATGATTAGTATTAAGCGTTTCGGCTTCAATTTTATCAACATTCCAAAGAATGCTTCAACGTCTGTAAGACGTTTCTTCATCGATAACGTAGTTCAGCCGGAAGATTCGTTCTCGAATTACTATGATGAACTTAATATTCCACATTCACAAAACATGTCACCGAAACATGCCGATCATTCTCACATGGATGTCGAGTATGTCATAAAACACCGACTCGCCCATGAAACAGATAGATTCATCGGCATCATCAGAAATCCTTTAGAACGAGTGGTTTCACTTTTTCTCTATCGACAAAAGCAGGGGTTTAACAAATCTTTAACTGCGGAGGATTTCAAAAAAATAGTGACGAAGCATGGGTATTTTCCAGATAGAAAATGGCAAAACCAGCTTCAATCTTCATTTCTTACCTATAAGGGCCAGAATATAGGCGAATGGTGGTTATTTGACGATATACAAAAACACATCGATGAATTCAGTGAAACACATAACATTCAAATTAAAGTTCCGCTGATGTGGAAGAATAAATCCCTACCAAAAAATCGTCTTACGAAAGATTACTTATCTTGGTTTTACGATGATGCAGCACTTAAAGCTGTGAATAAATACTACGAAAAAGATATTGAAATTTACGAAGGACTAAAATGCTCGCATTGATAAAGAAATCTAATTCCAGCGTGGTTAAAGAAGTGTTAGCTGGTAGTTCTTTCACCATTGGCAACGATGTCATCCAAGGTGCCGGTGCCGGATGGGACAATGGCACGTACACTCTAAAAGAAATTCTCCCTGCCGATCCTATTCCGGACGGAAAAATTGGAACTACTGTTTCCATCGTTGTCACATCCGGTGTTCCTAAGTACGTGTGGGCGACCATTTCAAAGGTTGTGTCGTCTGACGAAGTGAACGAAGAAAGAGACAATCGTATCGCTAATGGGTTTGTATTTAATGGCAAATCTTACGCCATGGATAATGAATCTAAGGCTCGGATCATCGGAGCGGCTACATTGGCCGGTTTTGCCGTAGCATCCGGTTCCCCCGTTGGTAACTATCGTTGGCATGGCGGCTCATCTGACTTTGTTTGGATTGCCGATGACAACACTCTAACAACCATGGATGCTCAAACATGTTTTGCCTTTGGGCAGGCGGCGGCATCATGGGAAACAAAATGTATCTTTGCGGCACGAGCAATCAAGGAAACTTCACCAGTGCCGGTCAATTACAAAGATAGCTCTTTCTGGCCCGTATCTGGATAAAAATGTCTAATTTCACTGACCCTATTCAATTTGTTTCTACAGAATATTTTAATGGGGATAGACGAGTATATCGCCTAACCCGTGACCTTATTTGGGAAGTTGGTGAACTTGGTTCAGAAAATTACATTTATGTCCAGAAAGGTTACCTTACCGATCTTATGTCAATCCCCAGAATCTTTGAGGGATTTATAAATACATCAGGGAAATATGCTGCCGCTGGTGCATTGCACGACAAACTATACGATGTTCTTGATAAGAATAGACTTTTTGCTGATAACCAATTGTTTGATGCGATGATTGCTCTTGGTGCCTCACGATGGCTTGCTTGGGCCGTATGGATTGTAGTGCGCTTGAACGGCGGAAGAGCTTTTAAGGAAAAGAAAATTTATGGCGTTACCAACTACAAGAAAGGCGTTTAAGGAATACATCATGCGCCGTCTCGGCTTTCCGGTTATTGAAATCGCCGTGGATGCCGAACAAGTCGAAGATCGTATCGATGATGCTCTTTCGTATTATCAGGAATACCATTTCGATGGTATGACCCAAATTTTCTACAAACATCAAATCACCGCCGACGATATTGCAAACCAATATATTCAAATTGATAGTTCCATTACCGGTATCACAAAGGTAGTGGACGGTTCTGGTTTGATTGGTTCTGCCTCGGCTCTGTTCTCGACAACATACCAAGTGATGCTGAATGATTTCTACAATCTAACCAGCACATCTATCGTTCCATACTATTTGGCGATCAGACACATCAATATGTTCAACGATTTCTTTAATTCCACCCCCGGCATTCGCTTCAATCGTAAGATGAATAAGATTTTCATCGACACGGATTGGACGAAATATGCGGTCGGAACATATATTATTTTTGACGCCTATCAGGTTCTTGATCCGAATGAATATCCGGAAGTGTGGTCTGATAAGTGGCTTCTCCGTTATGCCACGGCGCTTGTCAAAAGGCAATGGGGTGCAAACCTAAAACTATACAAGTCCATTAAAATTTTGTCTGGTGCAGAATTGTCCGGTCAAGAAATTTTTGATGAAGCTGAAAAGGAAATCCAAGAATTAGAAGAAGAAATGATTCGTTCGTTCTCAATTCCTTTGACAGATATGTTTGGACCGGGTTTGTAAATATTATAAATAACATATAAATCTAACTTTCAGAGGAAATATAACTTATGACCCTTCAATATAGTGTGGCAGTTCGTAACGCACGTCTAGATGTTGTCGAATCGACTATTGGAACTGCACCAACTCTTTTGATTAAATCTGGTGCTGCTCCTGCTTCATGCGCCGCTGCTAACTCCGGTACTGTTCTTGCAACATGTACTTTGCCTTCTGACTGGATGGCCGCTGCATCTGGCGGAACAAAGGCATTGTCTGGCACATGGCAGGATACATCTGCCGATGCGACCGGTACAGCCGGTCACTTCCGTATCTTCTCGTCTGGCGGTACTTGTCATGCACAGGGAACCGTTACTGCTACGGGCGGCGGTGGCGACATGACCGTTGACAACACTTCGTTCGCATCGGGACAGGCATTCTCGGTTACTTCGTTCACATTGACAGCCGGTAACGCTTAAACTGCATAATCCTTTCATAAAGCAAAAAGCCCCTTACCTCACGGTGGGGGCTTTTTGTTTTTAGAAGACAGTATAGCCTAAATAGTATTGTTATATTTGGGGAATTTGTATCGGTGCCTTTGGTAGATAGCAACCTAGAAACTACTTGGTCTTCACTGTATAGTTGTCTTGTTGACGGTGTTGTCGTTGGGTACGTTCGTTCGGCAAAAACACAATATTACGGAAATGATCATTTAATATTGAAAAATGCATTGGATTTGCAACCTACTCAAAGAATAGCTTTGATTGGGGCTGGTTTTGGCTGGTCTGCGGAAGACTGGATTGCCCAAGGTTTGAATGTGACCGCCACAGATATTTCAACATGGATTCATGAAAACAAACATATCCATGCAAAAATTCAAATTCTGAATGAAGATTCTCTATCCGAGAAAAGTCGTGAAAATATCGAGAATTTTGCGGGAGGTAAGATCGATATAGCGATCACGGAAGACGTGATGCCAAATTTGTCGGATGACGAATGCTTGGAACTCGCAAAAAATTTAAGATTTCTGGCACCAAAAGTTGTTCATTGGGTGTCATGTATTACACCTAGTTCAGAAGGTTCACCATTAAACATGAAGTCAATAGAGGATTGGAAAGCGCTTCTTTCACCGGATTTGGTGATCAGACGTGGTTCTGATGTGGTGATCTAATGACTCTACCTGTAACAATTACTGGTATAAGCTCAACTGTAAATCCTGTAGGTCCGTTTCTAGGAACGCCACCGGGTACTGCATATGCCCAATCCCTTAATTCAGCGGGTTTGAGCGATGCTAACAACCTTTGGGGTGATGCCACTAGCCGTATAGGCATGGCCCAAAAAATCACTACAGGCAGCGCTGTTACTATCGCAACTGCCTCTTTCTCTCTAAAAAAATTCGGAAGCCCTACCGATAATCTTACTGCACTCATTGTTGCATCTGATGGAACCACAGTACTGGCTACATCTGCAACGGTTGCCGGTTCATCACTAACAACCTCTTATGCATGGGTGAATTTCACATTCAGTACTCCATATGCATTATCGGCTTCAACGATCTATTACATCGTGATCACCCGTTCAGGAGCGGCGGATGCAAGCAATTATTATCTCCTTGATTGGAGTACAGATAATGTTTACACAGGGGGTGAACTCCACACTTACAGCACCGCCAGTGGTGTGGGGAACAGTCAGGGAACGTCCACGGATGCGCTATTCAAGATAAGTACTGCCGGTTCTTCTGCATTCTATTTCTTTGCAGTCGATGGTACGACTGCAACAACATTGCAGGCATATAAATCAACAGCACCAACTTCCTCTTGGTCAAGTGTCACTACAAAAACTGGCTTCACTACCGGAATTCAGTGGATTTCTGGATTCCAAGTAGGTAACATCATCCACTTGTGTATAACAGATGGTGCGACAACATCTGTAAACTTCAAATATCTTACTTTCGATATATCGTCAGATACATTCGGTACTGTCGAAACAATTACGTCTGCGCTGAATACACAAACTAACGCACTAATCAACGCATACACCAATTCGATCATCGTTCGTTCCGATGGTTCAGTCGTAGTCTTGCACCAAGGCGCTCGTGTTGTCAGCATGAGCAACTCTTACTCAAGAACCGTGTACTCACGTCGTTCGACGGGTGGCGTTTGGACGACCAACACGGCGGTTGATGCTGGTGGCGCATTCGATGGTATTGTATTTGATGCTATTCTGGGCACCAGTGACATTATTCATTTTATTTTCTCTGCGGCGTCGGGAACGGCAGCACAAAGAGCGTTGTCTAGTGCAAACGTCCTACAAACACAATCAACGGCAACTACTTTCCTATATTCTACTCCGGGGCCTGTCTGTACATCGACATCATACCTAAGTACAAACCAGAGAATAGTATTTGCTCATGGTACATCGGTAAACCAGACGGTAATTACCCCACAAGGTATGCGTTTTGACTCTGCACTGACGCCAACAGTTACCGGAACATCAACTGGCGGTACTAACAGCGGTTCTATCAGACTATTCAACGATAGCGGAAATGTGTATGCATACTATGGTCTTGGATCGACAACACTTTCTGTAAAGACTTCTACAGATAACGGCGCAACTTGGGGTTCTGGTACACTCGACTACACCGGAACAACCAGTGTTTCGATTATCTCTCACGACGCAAGAGCCGTTTATCAATCTGGCAATTCAATCGTATTTCCATACATTATGAATGACAATGGAACATTGAAATACAATGAATATACGATTCGAACACTTGGTATTTCTGGCACTTCTTCTATTACAGAAGACAGTGATACAGTTGCATCAGCAACAACAATTGCGATTAAAGCTACTTCAACTCCTACGGAAGCTGATGACACACTATCATCAGCAAGCCACAATAGCAACCCGAATACAGCATCGTCTTCAAGCGGCGAATACAATTTTCCAACAACGATCGATACTACATTGCTTGTTGGTTATAATGCTAGCAATATTGGTGCAGCGCAGACTTTCACACCATCTAAACAATTAGTTGTTGATAGCTGTGTTGTTAGATTGGCCAAGCAAGGTAGTCCTACAGACAACCTCTACGTTGAGTTGCGTGATGCTACTGGTGCGACCGTATTAGCGACGTCATCGACTGTTGCTGGCTCCACATTAACAATTACTGCTACCAACACCACGTTTACCTTTCCTTCTCCGATTACCGCCAACGCAGGTACAACGTATATGCTGTTGGTTAGCAGAAGTGGTGCAACTGACACAGTAAACTATTATTTCGCTTCCGGTCAATTTAATGGCACTTATCCTAATGGTTCAGCGAGCATCTATACTGGCGGTACTTCTTATACTGGAACTCCAAGTGATCTGTATTTCTCGGTTGGAAATTCCGGTCAATTCATTGTAGAAGCCGACGACGCCACTTCATCTACTGCTACGATTGCGATCAAGGCTAATGCTTCTATAACAGAAGCAAATGACACTGTGACGGCAGTTATCCAAGTAACGCCGATTGCCGGAACTGCCTCTATCACCGAAGCGAACGATACTGTATCGTCGGCTTCCACAATTTCTATTACGGCTTCTGGTGCGATATCAGAAGCCGGTGACACTGTTGCTTCGACTTCCACAATTTCGATCAAAGGTACAGCCTCGATTACGGAAGCCAATGATACCGTTGCTTCGACATCCACAATTGCTCTAAAAGCTTCTGCATCGATCACAGAAGCCGGTGACACTGTTGTCTCTCCATCGACACTGGCCATAAAGGCAGCGGCGTCTATCACAGAAGCCAATGACACTGTTTCATCTACAGCAACGATTCCGATTAAAGCAAATGGTGTCACATCAGATGCAGACGATACACTGTCATCAACTGCAACGATTTCAATTAAGGCAAATGAAAGCGTATCTGAGGCAAACGATACGCTAAGCTCTACTGCTACAATCTCTATCGTTGCTAACAAGCCAAAAGGCTTCTTTGTAACCAATTCCGGCGATAACAGTTTCAATTGGACTGGCAGCGCTTATGTTGTGCCAGACGGTTCACTGATCATCGCTGGTGCGTTTGATTTCCCTTGGACATCTTCTGATAAGGGTGTTTCATGGACTCAACAGACTAATCTATCAGGACAGTCCTACCTATTCGGTAGCAACTACGATGGTAGCATTCTAATTGCACCGCTGTCTTTCGGGGACATTTATAAATCAACCAATAGAGGCGTAACGTGGTCTGCCACAGGCGCATCGACTTTCGCAGAATTGACAGGCAACTGGCAAGCTGTAGGAATGTCGAATGATGGCTCTGTCATCATTGCTGGTGAACGTAATGGAACGACTGGTTCACATCCTGTAATCTCATACAATCAGGGCTCAACATGGGCGTCACTAACTGCGGCTGGTGTTAGAACATGGGTTGATTTTGCACTTTCAAGCGATGGCTCGGTAATCTATGGCCTAACTTTGACAGGACTATGGAAAAGCACGAATTCTGGTGTCAGTTGGACTCAAGTAACAACGATTCCTTCACCCGGTCCTAACGGAAATTCAGCGTACAAAGACATCGATTGCTCTGTCGATGGTCAAACAATTGCAGTTACAGCACGTTCAGCAACAACACCAGTAGCCGATACCTACCTTTATTCGACAAATGGTGGTACGACATGGACGTCAAAGACGTTAACCAGCCCATCTGAACTTCATTACCTATCGTTGTCAGATGATGGCAGTATCCAGTATTTGTCAGGTGGTGATGGTACGTTTGCAGCAGTATATCAGTCTACAGACCACTTTACAACATTCACTGCTCTAACGCCACCAAATACATACAACGGACAGTATTGGGAAGTTAGTTGTTCTGCGGACGGCAAGTTTGTTACCGCTCTTGACTACAATGACTACAACATTGTTGCTTATGACAGTTCTACACCTGTCATAACAGAAGCAAACGACACTTCTTCATCTACTGCTACAATTGCAATCAAAGCCAATGCTTCTATCACAGAAGATAGTGATACGCTAAGTGCAACATCTGTATTGACTAGTGGTCGTTCGGCGGATGCTGCTATAACAGAAGCAAACGATACGGTTTCTTCTACAGCAGCTTTGCCTATCAAAGCTACTTCATCCGTAACAGAAGCGGACGATAGTCTAGGTTCTGCAACTAAAGTTGCGATTGCTGGTGCTGTAGCATCCACAGAAGCAAACGATTCTGTTTCTTCTACAGGCGCATCACCAATTCATGCCGTAGCTGCATTGAGCGAAGCGGATGACACGGTTTCCGCTGTAGGTTTTGTTCCGCCACAGGTTGCAACTGTAAATATTACAGAAGCAAACGATACGGTTTCTTCTGCTTCGACAATCACTCTGAAAGCTTCTGCCTCGATTACAGAAGCCAATGACACGGTTTCGGCTGTAGGCTTTGTGCCGCCACAGGTAGCAACTGCGAATATTACAGAAGCCAATGACACGTTCACTTCTGTTGCTACATTGCCGCTTAAAGCCACGGCATCGATTACAGAAGCCGATGACACATTGGCTGCGGCGGCTGGTATAGTACTAGGCATATTGAATGTCACGGAAGGTGACGATACCGTATCGTCAACCGCAACACTGCTTATCAAAGATGTAGCGGGTATTGTAGAAGCTGATGATGCCGTATCGTCACCCGCAACACTGCTTATCAAAGGCACCAGCAACCTTCAAGAATCTGGTGACACAGTATCGGCAAGTAGTGTTATTTCGATTAAAACTTCTGCCTCGATTGCAGAAGCCAATGATACTGTTTCTGCGACTGGCGCTATCGCAATTAAGGCTTCGGCCTCGATCACCGAAGGTTCAGACACGGAATCGTCTGCATCGGCCATCGCTGTACATGGTAGTGCTTCTATTGGCGAAGCGGATGACGGACTCGTATCCGCTACTCGTCTGATAATTCAAGCGGCGCTTTCAGCAATTGAAAATGATGATAACGTATCTTCATCAACCGCAATTTCTATTCGGGCTTTTGGCGATCTTGTAGAAGATAATGACAATATCGACGGAACTTCTACACTAAGCATTAGTGGTTCGGCTTCTATCGTTGAAGATGATGATAACGATGAAGATACAGCCTCGCTAAGAATTCAAGCTTTTGCAAATATAGCAGAAGAGAACGATCTTGTAGATGCATTCGGACTACATGCCGAACTTGAAGGCGTTCTAGTTTGCATCGAACAAAATGATACAGTGATCGCTATTGCGAGATATGTCCAGAGTAACAGACTTAGTTACGATGATTACTTGCGAACATTTACAAAAGGTATCAAAGTGCCCGGATATACGAAAAATTCTAATACAACACTTGGTGTTATAGGAAATACCACGAACGATGACAATAATTTTTCATATGATAAATACTTGAATAAATTCATAAAGAGATGATAGATGGCTTCACTTTCACCCAATAGATATATTAACAACTACATCTTTGGTCCAACCCAAAAGTTGTTTGAAGACCTCACCATAGGTGCTATCAAAAATATGGGTTTCTGGGTAAATTATTTGCCACGTACTTCCGTGAATTTGGACGATCTTTTCGGGGAATCGACCGTCAATTCCTTCAATGATGCCGTGATGATCGAAGCTTATCCGAACAATACGGAAGGATTCGACGGCGCTCGATTCATGTCGAAATTCGATGTGCAAATCAAAGATGAATTGCATCTCTCTATATCTCGCAAGCGTTTTGAGGAAGTTCGATTGGAACATCTGATGTCGGAAAATGATGACACGATGGAGCAAGAGGTTACCAATCGCTACATGCCCGGCCAATTGAATGGCATTTTGATGGAAGAAGGCAATATCGAAGGATACTATATCCCTTATGACCGTCCCCGTGAAGGCGATCTAATCTGGGTATCCACATTCCAGCGTCTTTTCGAAATCAAATTCGTACAGCACGACGCCATTTTTTATCAAGGTGGTTCATTGCAGACATACGAATTGTTCTGTGAATTGTTCGAATACAGTCACGAAAAACTTGATACCGGTGACACGGAAATCGATTCAATCGAAGATTTGTTCTCTGGCGATCTTATGCGTTCTCCAATGACCACGGAAGATGACGATTCCATCAAATTGGAAGACGATACAGACCAAGCCACGATTATTGATGAAGACGTTCAGGTTGAAGATACGGACAAACAAGCGGACAACAAGCTTCTCACTGATGAAGCTGATGGCGTTGTAGATTTCTCTGAAATTTCTCCATTCGTCAAAAGAAACACCGATTTCAAATGGTAAGTATCCCATTTAAATTAGTAGGAGGTTAAAATTTTAGGCCACAGCTTTTATCACTCGACTACCAGAAAATACGTGATTATGTTCGGAAACATTTTCAATGAAATCTACATTACCCGTCTGGCGGCTGACAAAACGGAACTTCAACAAATAAAGGTTCCTATCACCTATGCTCCAAAGCAAAAATGGTACGCATTGATGAAGGATCACCCTGCCAACAATCCAGTTGTCAAGATACAATTGCCTCGCATGGGGTTCATTTGCGATGGTTTCACAATCGATGAAAGCCGTAAGAACAATGCCATACATAAATTGGTGTCTATTGTCGATGATGGAAACAAAGTTCTTACACAATTCATGCCGGTTGCCGTGAAATTTAAATTTCAACTCTATGCAATGTCGGTTAACACGGATGATGTATACCAGATTGTGGAACAGATTGTCCCATTCTTCAATGGTGATTTCAACACGACGCTCGATTTGATTCCGGGCTCTGCCTACAAATATGATGCTCGTGTCAACATGTTGGATGCACCGACGATGGACGACATTTACGATGGCGATTTCAAGGAACGCCGTGTGCTGACTGCTACCTTCAACTTCGAAATCGATGGATGGATTTTTGGCCCGATTCAGAAATCAGGAGTGATCAAACGTGTTCAGGTGGATTTCCACTCGATACCCGGCCTTGGAAAAATCACAGAAGACGAAATGCAGGCCCATGGGCGTGTTGCTCGTATCATGGTGACTCCCGGTCTGACAAGCGATGGCCAACCCACATCAGACCCAAATCTTACAATCCCATATCAGGACATAAATAAAGAAGACGATTATGGCTTCATTACTGCCATTCAAGAGTTTCAGGACGGAAAGAAATATGATCCTGTGACAGGAACCGACAAATGACAAAAAAATTAATTCATGAAATTTTGGATATCGATCCAGAACCGGAACACGAAAACCTAACGGACACTCAACCGGAAACCCTAACGGAAGCACAAAATCTTCCGGCTCCCGTGAGTGTCGGCGGTGCGGTCACGGAACCGATGGATGCCGAAGAGCAACAGCTACAGGCAGATTTCGAGGAAGCGAGACGCAACATAGCAGATGCCTTGGAAATCGCTGTAGAGGCGGCTGAAAAGGCCGCACAGATAGCCTCTGACACGGAAGATGACAAAGACTTCCAAGCGCTCAACGGCTTGCTCAAAACCATCATCGATGGCAACGAAAAGCGAGTAAATATTTTTTCTTCGAAGATGGCGTATATCGAGAAAAAAAGAAAAATTTATATGCCGGATACGAATGGAAACGCAAAGGTCTACATCGACAAGGCCGTTTTCACCGGAACTCTAGAACAAACTCTAGACGCATTGAACAATAAAAAAGAGGAAGACAATTAAGTCTTCCTCTTTTGCCCTCGGTGGCTACCTTGACTACTTCAACGAAGTAAATCAGGTTTCGAGATTACAAGTTTTTCAGAATTTCGTCCAAATCGGCGTCTTCACCGCTTTCGACTTCTGCATCAGCGCTTGCTACTTCGGCATCAACCTTCATAGAAAGGCGTTCAGCGGTCGTTGAAACAGATTCGGTCTGAATCTGTAGGACTTCATGAAGCTTCTTTTGAAGATCGTCATAATTTTCGTAGTTCTTCGGATCAAGGAATTCCGATAGCGAGTACTGCGAATTCCAGACGGCTTCGATTTCTTCATCTTTCTTGAACAGAACAGATGGAGTTGCGAAGCTAGAGTCATCGTAGTTGCGGAAATCGCCAACTTTCTTGATCTTAAGCTTGAAGTTCTGGCCTGTCCAGAAATCGAACGGATCATTTGGTTCTTCACCAAGTGCTTCATCCGGAGTCATGATATTCTTGATCTTCTCAAAAATCTTTTGACCATACTTGAACAGGAATACTTTGCCGTTGTTTTCTGGATTACCCGGATCGGTAATTACCAGAATGTTCGACACAAACACAAGCTTGCGCTTCTGTGCACGTGCGATTTCCTTGGCTTCATCGGTCCCCTTGTTCCAAAGCATAGAATTATACTCGGAAACGGGGTCTTTCTGACCTAGCGAAGTAAGGGATTTTTCGATATACCACTTGCCCGATGGGCCTTTGAAGCCGTGTTCAAAGTACTTCACCCATGGGAGAGCGTCAATACCATCTTCCTTTGATGCAGGGAGGAAGCGAATAAGAGCGTTGCCATTGCCAGCTTTGTCAACGGTTGGTTGCCAAAAGCGAGCGTCTTTAGCGCCTTGTTCGGAATTTGCTTGGGATTTTGTGATTAGGTTATCGAGACGGGATTTCGAGGACTTTTTCAAGTCCGAAAGGGATAGTGACATATTTTCTTATTATCCTATATTTTGTCATATCCACGTTATCCATAATAATTTTGACGTATTGTTGATATCTTTTTCTTAACCACACTAGACATAATATCTTTTATTTATACCAGAAGAACAGTGAAAAGTCAAGAAATTTTAAAATTTCTTTCCGTTTTCTTTCATTCTCTGTTCTAGTTTGTGATCTTCCCGAATGGCGTTGTATGCCATCTTCTCTTGAAAAGCACCTTCCAAATCATAGCCGAAGGCGTGGCAATAATCGAAAATTCGAATGAGTGTGTCGGCAAACTCGACTTCGGCACATTTACGGTGCGGGAGCTTGTCATCCATGAGGTTCTTGCGTTCACCTTCCAAGGCTTCTGAAAGCTCGGAATGCATGAGCGCAATCGCTTCACCCTTGTTGCGGGTTCGAACGTCTTCTGGCCACCACTTGGCATTCGCCTTATGACACATTTCAGCGTATTCGTTCAGGTTCATGAGAATTTTTCCCGCAAAGCAGAAATTTCTCCACTTGGTGCCTTCATTGGAGATACACCGACAATCTCGTAATCCAGCACGACCTTTGGTGCTTTTAGACGGCGGGCAACTTCACGCTTGCCATTGGCTTCATATGTCTTGCTCTTGACAACGACCGGCTCATAGCGTGGGTCTACAGTCGAAATCCATGGTTTGTTCGATTCACCATTGGTCTTACGATTTTCGAGACGCCATTCGTTACGGCGTTCAATTCTTGATTTTCTCATATATTCCTATGTTTATAGTTGTAACTACTGATTGCTTCTTTTATCTTTTCATTATCTTTTGGTATGAGCGGGACATATTTCTTCAAAAATCGAATATAGTCCCCAAACAATACTGTATCATCACAATTTTTAGTCCAGTAATCGACAATTCGATCACCTAAAAATAGCATCACACAAGCCATGGTGAAAATCGAAATTTCATTTTCCAAAACCGCTTGGAAAATTTTTGGATGATTGCCATCGACACAGACGGTCAAATCTTTCAGACCATCGAACTTGTTCAAATCCGAAGTCAGATTGTATGAGGCGTTATACCAATTTGTCGATTTTTCATAAATTTCTGTCGCATCTTTGTTGGCATAGGCATTGATGAATGAGCCTATTTTTCCGGTCTTCACAAAACCGTCGATCATATTGGCGACAAAGAAATCTTTAATAGCTTCTTCGTTCTGGAATTTGAAGGCGATCTTTTCGACTGCCCATGTTTCCGCTGGCTTTAGTCCGGTCCGAGTCTTGCCTTGATATTTGATGTAGTCGTATGAGCCGGTGAAGTGCAAACGAAGAGCAACAAAAATCTGTTTCGTTCGCTCGGGAGAAATCATTCAAATTCCAGTGATTGTGGTTTCTCTTCCAAAAGGTTTAGATCGCTGGCTTCCTTTTCGATCATACCTTTGACATTGGCGTTTATAAGCTTGGCGGCTGTCTCGGGCTCGATATCTCTCACTTGACAGATATGCAATACGGCATCCATGTAATCGGAACCGGTTTCCAGAACAAATTTTTCAACTTCCTTCGAAAAACTATCCTTGGTCAGAATGTTCGGTAGGCTGTTCATTTAATCTTTCGTGTTTATAATGTTGTGGCTTTGGAGCTTCATACCAAAAGCAAACTCTTGGCGGCTCTTTGTAAAGCGTGTGCACGGAATGAGGCACATTTTCATATCGACGTGATGCTTTGCGGATTGTTTTGCCGGTCTGTTCAGCGGTATCGATAATCAGCAATCGGCCAAGATGGACGGGAGCATTGGCACCGTATGGGATGAATGGAATATGCAGGAAATGCGAGGCATACACGGCTGCTACAGCGCCGGAACGTCCCGGCCCGGTCACCACACCAAATTCATCAAAAGAATCGTCTGAAAGCTGTTCCCTAAGCGTTTGAGAGAACTCTTCCTCACTGACTACACGCATTATTTCTTTAATCGTTGATTCATAAATTCCCGCAAGGCATTATTGATACGGGTTTGATACCCTTCGCCTTGCTGTTGAAAATAAGCTATAATATCCCGATCAAGCCGAATGGTTATCAGCTTTTTGGCATCTGGATTTGCTTGGGTTGTCTGGACTTCTTTGGTGAAGTCTCGCTTCGGCTTATCAGGGACTCCGAATAACGATTCGAAGTCATTTAGGAAGTCGCTCAATCCAACGCCTGTTTCGGCTTCTTAGCCGGAATCATAGGAACTGGCGTGTCGTCTTCTTCGTCTTCCGGTGGACATCCGTATTCGTCCAATCCATATTTTTTCATGATGGCATATGCGCCATTTATGCGATGGTCATAAACATCGCCTTGCATGATCGAAGCAAAGGATTGGGCCAAGAAAACGAAGTCATCCCAAAAATCTGGGTCTAAATCTTTTTTCATGATCCAACAATTTCCGTTGTACCGGACCAATGAAATTCGTTTAGAGGCTTATGTGTTTTGCACTGACAACAGAAGGTGGCAGAATAAAATTTCGGATTACGAGCGTAGGTTTCAGCGATGGCTTGACCCATCGTGGTTTCGGTTCCACACACTGTGTGTTTGTAGCTTCTGCGAAGCGGGCGAACGAAGCCCTTGGCCCGTTCGTCTTCCGAGAGAATCACATAAGCCTTTTGTTGACCTGTGACCGGATTGATTTCTGTATGGGAATTGTCTTCCGGCACAAGTGCGCCGTTGGTTAATATTCTACTCAAATTTTTTCCTGAAAATAGAAGCGGCGGTTGATTCTGTTTCCAAGTTCAACCGCCAAAACTCATTGGCTACTGCTGATTAGGCAGCGATTGCCAGAGGAACGAAGTTATCGTTGTCTCTTATTGTGTTTAGCCCGATAACGGCGGTACAATGCCGGTTGCTCCAACTTCCTATTACGTACCAGTCGATCCTGTTTCTAGCCCATCATAACCAGATAGAACGCCAGCCATCATACGACGCCGTGTTATTGGCCGGGCTTTCGTCCCTCTATCTGGTTGTGGTGGACTAGTCGGGTTCCGCCCCCGAGTCCTGAATACCTTTCAGTCGTCTTCATCACAACGAGTATATGTATAATCTATTCGCTTTTAAGAGTCAAGCAGAAAAATTAGAAATCTTTCAGCGTAGAATCGATCTTGCGAGAAACGATCTTTTCGTACAAACCGGAGAACATATTGTAAATGTGATCCCAAATTTTGCGGAAAAGATCATGGGTAACAGTCCAGAAGAGAGACGGAACCCACCAGACAAGCCAGCCCATGATTCGAGCCTTGTTCTTCAAGACTTTCAGGCTATTGTATTCGGATTTTTTGAAGGCTTCGATTGAGGTATCATCACGATTATTGAGTTTGAACCTCTCGAAATCCGTTTTGATTCTGTTCGTCGATGTGTTCACGACATACAGCCATTTCACGACGGAATATATCGCACCGGTCACAAAATATAAACCGGTGTAGATCGCAGCGGTTCCGGGGTTGGCGACAATCCAAGGAAGCGGATTGTAGTCCGTGAAGATATAAAAGAAAGCGGCAGCAAGAACGATTGAGACAAGGCCAGCGACGATGGACTCATATTCACTAGCTGCAACAGCAAACGCAAATGGGATTAGCATTAATCCCCAAAACAAATAATCCATAAATTTCCTTAATTAAGATTGCAGATATCCAATATGTACCACATTGGAATCTTTTTGTCAATCAAAATTTAGAATATGGATGGAGCTTTTCGCCGGTCGTGTATTTTTTGGCTTTGTAGTCGTAACCAATGTGTCGATAGAAAGCGAAAAGACTCGAAAAAGGAATGGTAGGACCACCTTCGAGTCGTCCTCTTTCCCTTTCAAACTCAACTTCCCGTTCTGTTTTGAGGGAGAACAAACGCTTGTCGGTCCAGTTTCGATAATGAGAACTGCCACCATGGAAGAAAGCGTTTAGGGAAACGATGGTGCGGTAAAATCCTACACCATCGATCTTGTCTGGGCTATCCCCATATTGAGGCGTGGGGAAGGAATATAGCTGAACTTCGTCGGTCGTTAAATCCAAAGCCGAAACATAATAGGTTCTCATGGCTTACGAATCTGCTTTACGCCGCCCTTGTCGATGCGCTGTTCAGCATAATCCGTGCCGTGTTCACGGACGGTCATGATGAAGCCATTGATTGCCAGCACGTCGAACCATGCGGCATCCGGCAACATGTTGAAAGCGACCACATCGCCAACCTTTGGTTCAAGCTTTTTCATGAGATTCCTCCTTAACCCGCATCGCCAAATCCCAATCGAAATTATCTTCGACGGGCACCAGAAGCTCGTCAATATCAGTCATGACGGCATTGTATCGTTCGATGAGTTTCTTGGTGACGGTGACTTCACCCAATTTGACGGGCTCGCCATCTTTGGTAAACCAGTTCAAACGACCGAAGTCATCGACTGTGGCGCTTTGGGCAACTTGGTGGATGACCACCTTAACATCCCTCGCCGGTCGTTCATTTTTGAACCAATTGAAGAAAGCCGTTTGAAGGCTTTCATCCTTACCCCACGACATTCCACCACGGACAACATAATAGTCCATGTTATCCGGCTTTTCATCTTCGGCCATGTTCGACTCCTTTGATGGACCTACAGGCCCGTTTGGGTTTTAAGCCATCGGGAGAGAAATGGGAATAGGGCGCTGTTCAGTGGCCAGCTTGGCGATTGCCATTTCGTACTGGTCCTTGAGGTTCCCGAAGTTGCGCTTCAACTCTTTGCGCACCACGATATGGTTTTCATCGGGAAAGCGCTTCAAATCGGGAAAGTTGGCGAACGCAACAATTTGCGCCATCTGAACCCGGTTGCCTTTATCAGCCATTCACAATCCTTTCATAATCCAATGACTATGACGTTAATATATCGGTTATATGAATGAATGTCAAGGGGAATTTTCGAACAAAAATTTCAGCATGTAGCTCTTCGATCCTCTTTTATCGATAGCTCTGCCTCTCAACCAACCGCTTTCGAGATAGGAATCCAGTTCTTCACTCGGAATAGATTTGGTGACCATTCCTTTGTAAACCCAATTCCGGCCCGTGTGTGCCGTTGACATTTTTTCTTTCGTTTCTGGGGAATGTTTTTTGCCGGTCATGCCGACATGATTTTCTTTAATTTTTTTGCGGGAAGCGGCGGTATGTTTTTTTCCAAAAAACGGATTTGAAGTATCTACCATAATGTCCCCAATGGTCATAATT